TTAAACTCCACAATCTTAAGATTTTTATTTAAATTTTACCTATGAATAACATAGGTTTTGGAATTTTTTGTTTTGGTGAAGAGTACTATTTTAATGGTACATTTGATAAAATACGAAATATACTTAACGAGGGGTATCATTGTTACATATTAACAGATACCCCCGAAAGATTTACAACAAAATATTCATCATCATTTTTACATATAATCCAATACGATAGAACATTTAAATCGTATGCGGATAAGATGATTTTACCAAAATATATCTTAGACAAACACAACATTTCAATACTACTCGATGCTGATACACACGTTACAGACTTTTCATTTTTGAAAGAATTAAAAACGTATGAATTTAGTGAAGGAATAAGTTATATTGATACATTACTAAATCATAAATCAAAGAAAAGATTTATTAAAGAATTAATTAGTATTGATAGAGATGAATGGAACAAGTACTATGGTTATGCCAATAAATTATGCCCTAATTTTACTGAATATGAAACAATGTGGGAATATTTTTTGGTCATAAATAAAAATGGATTTAATAAAGAAAGATTCTATCATTACTATGAAAAATTACAAATAGCAAAAGAATTTTGTGATGTTGGTTTAAATAAAGAAGTTAATGGTGCCGGTGAAGGAATATCTATTAGAATTAGTGCAAAACTATCTGAAACTAAAATACAACAAGATTTAACATTATATGAAATGTTAAAAGATAAAATGATAAGTGTCAGTAAAAGATACACACCAAAACCACTTTGGCCTGATTGGATGAAATGATAAGTAACAACGACTATATTAAAAAATTCATCACAAACAATGATGATACCCCTGTACTATATCGATGGACACACGGGGCAACTGATTTGCACATAGGTGATGGAATTCTTGTTTATTCAATCATTCAACATATGAGAGCCAAGAATTGTGTTTGTATTGGTTCAGGTGGTGGATTCATTCCACGTATTATGACACAAGCTAGAATTGATTTACATAAACAAAATATATTTGAAGGAAATGGAGACTATAATTGGGGTGACATTGGTGTTACTTACGTTGTTGACGCTTGTAACGGTGTCGGTGGGCCTAATGATTTGGATAATGAAGAGTCATTCTATCGTAAGAATTTTTATCCGAGGTTTATTAAATCGACTTCTGTCGACGCGTATTATGATTTTTTTATTAGACAGGATATTAAAATAGATGTCCTCTTCATTGATGGTGACCATTCATATGATGGCGTTAAACAAGACTTTGAACTTTATTCACAAATATTATCTGATAATGGTATAATCTTTATACACGACACAGATAGTAACTACGAAGAAACTTTAATCGTTTCTGAGGATTCTAAAAAAGACCACTATCGATTCGATGGTCCAGCAAAATTCATTAAAGAACTACAAGAAAATCCCGAGTGGAACTTGATTAATCTTTTTAATTTTCGTATATTATCAACAAAACCATCCTCAAGCGGGATAACGTTGATAAATCGAAAAAAATGATTAGGTTACTAACAGTTATAGGTCACGGGACAAATCTCATTGAGCATCACATCAAACATTATTCTAAGTATGTTGATGAGATAAACTACATCGTTTACAATACAGACGAAAGACCAAAATTACACGAAGAAGTACAAGACATTATTGAAGGTTATGACAATGTTAAAATTGTTAAAACACAATATGATAGAATATTTGATTGGGAAAGAGTTACACAACTTTACAATTTTGTCAAATCAAAAACCCCAAACGATTGGTGGGTGATTGCCGATATTGATGAATTTCATTTATATCCTGAAGATAGTTTGAATTTATTAATATCTGATTGTAATAAGAATAATTGGGATATTGTTAGAGGTGGTTTTATTGACAGAATAGGAAGAGGTGGTGATTTTGTTGAATTAAAATCGGACGAAAGTATTTGGGAACAATATCCGAATGCGGGATTTTTTAGATATCCAATGAGTAATGCTTGTCCTAATAAAATATGTGTTGTGAAAGGTTATGTTGAAATCACAAGTGGTCAACACTACGCTAAAATAAACGGACAAACAACTTGGAGATGGCAGGGATGGAACCATCCGTTAATTGCACCAATAGAAACACACTCAGTTCAGGTTCATCATTTTAAATGGGACTCATCATCGATAAACAGAATTAAAAGTGTTGCAGATTTAAAACAAGATTATTCATATTCAACCGAGTATGAATTAATGTACAATGAATTGAAAAAAACTAAATTTAAAATAAACGTAACTAAAGAGGATTTTTATTTTGAATTAGGAATCACCCAACCTGAATATCAAAGATACCGTAATTGGAATAAATTAATAAAACAAATAATATCAATATGAGCGAAACAACAAAAAAAGACAACCAACAAGAAATGTTGGACCTTGAAAAAAAGAAAGTTAAAGCACTTGAAAAAATTGCAAACTCACTTGACGCATTAACCATTTGGTTTGAAGAAGTGGATAAAGAAGAATGGAGCAATAGAATTCAATATTACTTAACTGAATTCCATAATAAGTTTGTTAAGTCTAACGATGTCGAAAAAAAGTAAAAAACTTGGTGTTATAGTTCCGTATAGAAACAGACCGGAACAACTTGAATTATTCAAAAAGAGAATAACGAAATATCTTAATAGACATTCGATTCCTTTTGAATTAATCATTGTTAATCAAGACGATGCAAAGTTGTTCAATAGAGGTATGCTTTTAAACATCGGATTCAAATATGCTGAGGAACTTGATTGTGATTATGTGGTATTTCACGATATAGATATGATACCACTTCACGTCGACTATTCATATTCTGATTTTCCTGTCCATTTGGCGACAGGATTTAAAGAAAACAAAGACGAAAAACCAAGAGATATTTTTGATGAGTATTTCGGAGGAGTTACACTATTCCCAATGAAAGACTTCAAGAAAATTAATGGTTATTCAAACAAGTATTGGGGTTGGGGATATGAGGATGATGACTTAAGACTTCGTTGTATTAAGAATAAAATTGAATTAGATGACTTGGTAATTAAGAATGTAGGTATTGATGGTCAGAAATTAAAATTCAATGGTATTGATGCATATGTTGAGTGTCCTAACTTAATTAATACAAATCAAGTACTAACAATTTTTGTTTCATTCTTCCCTGATGAATTAACGTGTAATCACGAAAAAGAAACCGATGATTATACAATATTCTCAATACCTGGTTACGATTTTTCAATTTCATATAATTCATTCTCAAGATATAATGTTTGTTTCTTCGATAAAGACAAACAAGCACTATATGTTAACTCAAACATTAAACCGAATTACCAAACCAATATTTGTGTAACAATTGACCCAACAGAACGAATCATTAATGTTTATCAAGACGGTGAATATATTGGTTCACCCGATACATTTGGTAAGTTACATCCATATGCAAAAGAAAAACATTTTTATATAGGTGCAGCAAACCCAAAAAGAGAAGAGAAACAAAGTTTTTTTAAGGGTTACTTCGACAAATTTGTTGTCTTTAATGACATATTAACCGAAGAAGAAATCCATAAAATTTCGAATCATCATAATGAAGGAATTATGAAAGAATTCGGTAAAAATTATAATATGGTACTTTATTATAATTCTAAATTTATTGATGGGTATAGATTGGCTGATTTGACTGGTACACAAAACTATGGTATGATAACCAATTGTGAGATTGTTGACTTGGAATTAAACAAATCAAGAAAAGTAAAAGTACCACATAGAAGAGAATCCACATTTATTTCGTTACCACACGAAGAAAATGGATTCTATCAAAATAAATGGAAACACCAAGCAACTAGGTGGAACCAATTAAGATTCTATAACGAAGTTTCAAAAAACGATGAACTACTCGAAAACGATGGGTTATCAGATTTAGATTTTGTTCTTTATGGAAAAATAGTAGAAAATAACATAACACACATTAACGTTGGAATATGAGTCACAAATTAGGAATTTGTATCCCTTATCGAAATAGAAAGGAACACATTGAAAGATTAATCCCTCACTTATCAAAGTATCTAACAAGTCAAAATATTGACCACAAATTTTATGTGGGACATCAGGTTGACGATAAACTTTTTAATAGAGGTGCAATGAAAAATATTGCAGCCCATTACGCGTTTAATGACGGATGTGATTACGTTGCTTGGCACGATGTGGATATGTTGGTATATGATAAAGATGGTGTGTTTGCTGACTACTCATATCCTGAAGATAATCCGATGCACATTGCAACTAGATTGTCCAAATACAATTATGGTTTGGGATACGACCAATACTTTGGCGGAGTTGTTTTATTTACAAAAGAACAAGCTTATCAAACTAATGGGTATTCAAATGATTATTGGGATTGGGGACAAGAAGATGATGACTTATTTTGGAGATGTTACTTTGAAGGTTTAACCACTGGTAAAATCATCCAAAAATATGAAAGTAAAAAGTATGCTAAATTTAACGGAAAAACATCGGCAGTTGAAATACCGACGAGTAGGGAAATAAGTTCTTGTTTCACATCAGACCATACCATTTCAATATTATTTAATGCGGAACAACAACAAGATGTGGTACCTATTTGGTTAGTTGGTGACCAACAAAATAGATTCTTAGAGTACCCAATATTAAGAAAAGAAGGTATGTGGACTTGGGGTGTTTCATTCAATAATTCGAGAGCGGTATCTATGGTTGTTTTCGACAGAAATAGTCAACATCATTATTTTTGGGCAAAACGATTTGAAAATTTATGGACTTGGGTAACAATTTCTTACTCACAAGAGGAAAATAAACTGTATCTTTATATCAATGATGAATTGGAGAGAAACGTTAGAGGTATTAGAGAAAAATTACCTTTCGAAGCGAAATACGAATTGGCTAGAATGGATGCGGTAAAACCATTTGTTTTGGGTAATTGTCCACACCAAAGAACATACTATAAAGGTAAAATTGGTGAGGTGAAAATTTTTAAAAAGTGCATAAAACCAAATGAAATTAAACAAGTGTTTACAACCACAGAAGATGAAGATTTGGTTTTACATTATGATTTTGAAGATGGATTCACTAATAAGGTAAACGGCTCAATGGCGGTTGTTAAAGATTCAATCATTGGTGAAGAAGATATTGAAATTGTTAAAAACGTTTTACCATTTAGAAAAGAAGGTCAATTCTATTGTTTACCACATATTGATGAAGGTTTTGTGAATGGTAAATGGGCTAAAGGTGAAACCACCGCAAGAAACGAGAAACGATTTGTTACCGAAATGCAACAAAAGAAAATTAACTATAAAGACGAAGGTCTTAACAAAATAACTGAGGTAACCGAAGTTGTAGAAACAGATGAAACATTGTATCCTAATACTATGTTCATTAATACAAAAATGAAATGATAGATTTTAACATAACAAAAGATAAATTAAATGGTGTTGGTTGTGGTTTCTGTTTGGCAAAATGGACACAAGTGACAATGCATTTACATAATGGTACAACACATTCTTGTCACCACCCTTCTCCACACAAAGTACCTTTAGAGGAGATTGAAAGAAACTACACGGCATTACATAATAGTAATGTTAAAAAGTACGCAAGGAAGGAAATGTTAAACGGTCAACGACCAAAGGAGTGTGGATATTGTTGGAATGTTGAAGATAATTCTAATTCATTTTCAGATAGAATTTTTAAAAGTGCAGAACCTTGGTCAGAACCATATTTTGATGAAATATCAAAGTCACATTGGAGAGCAGACTTTAATCCAAAGTATGTTGAGGTAAACTTTTCAAACACTTGTAATTTCAAATGTGCATATTGTGGTCCCGAATATTCAACTAAATGGATGGAGGAAATTAATCAGTTTGGTGGATATAAACTATCCTCCGATTATAATAGTACTCAACAAATGGATGAGAATAAAACCAGACCATATAAACAAACTGAACATAATCCTTATGTTGCAGCATTTTGGGAATGGTGGCCTGAATTATACACCACATTAGATACGTTTAGAATTACTGGTGGAGAACCCCTATTATCAAAAGATACTTGGAGAGTATTAGAAAATATCATTGAAACGGAAGAACCCAACCGACAATTAAAACTATCAATCAATAGTAATCTTGGAGTTAACGATGAATTGATTGATAAATTAATTGTAAAATTAGAAAAGATTATTAGTGAAGAAAGAGTAAAAGAAGTTATCATATTCACGTCTTGCGATGCTTATGGTAAACAAGCAGAATATGTTAGATACGGATTGGAATTCGACAGACTATTCAGTAACATTGATAAAATTCTAACAGTACTCCCTAAAGTAACTGTCGTCATAATGTCGACGTTTAACATATTCAGTATCTTCTCATATGAGTCTTTAATTAAAAAAGTCTATGATTTAAAACTTAAACATTTTAACACTGAACGATATTGGAATTCAGCACTAATATTAGACACATCGTATCTAAGATATCCTGACTTTTTAGGGTTCAGAGTATTGAAAGATTATTTGGATGTAGAATACTTTAATCGATGTGAGAAGTTTATGAAATTCTATTCAACATATAGGAGTTTAAATTTCTATGAACAACAATCAATCGAAGATGTTGGATTCTCAACCAAGGAGATTGAAAAAATAACAAGAATAAAAGAAATATTCATAACAGACTCCAATTCAGATATCTCATTCGAAAAAGAGAAAAAAGATTTTGTTAAGTTTATTGACGAATATAAAATAAGAAGAGGGATGGATTGCGAAGAATACTATCCTGAATTAACTCAATTTATAAAAAACATCAGAGATGAGAATAAAGTATAAAGAACCTTATTGGGTAATGTATAAGTGGGATTTAGATACTCACCACGATAATCAATATGTAACTCAATTCAACAAAACTGACATCGAGGAAATAAAAACTTTTCTCTACGAGGATTCGTACATAATCACCGCAGAAATTAGATTATTAGACCTTTATAGAAGAGACCCCATTTGTACTTTATTTGGTAAACCTGGTAAAAATATAGGTGTGACTTATAATAATGAAAGTAAAATTCTTGCATTTGAATTTTGGACAAAGGGAGACGATAATACTTGGGATGATTTTAATTTCGCATCTTTCAACGGATTAAAGCATACCGACTTAAACAGACCGGTTAAAATCTCAATCGCAAGACAAGGAAATGCATTTACTTTATATGTTAATTTTGAAGTCTCGAATAAACTAAGATTTAAAAACAATTTAATTGACGACTACCAACACAGCGGACTATTCTTAGGATGTGCTAATCCTGGTTCACCTGTAGAGGAACACAGACATCACGGAGAATATGACATATATCATTTTTCAATTGTAAGAGGAACTTCAGATATTAAAGTGGCGAAATCAATTTATGAAACTCAAGGAGAGAAACTAATATCTAATCCAAATTACAAAGACATTCTTTGTCTGTACAACTTTAATACAATTAATAACATCGGAATTATTTTCGATGAATCTAAAAATAATAATTTCTTGGAAAAAGTACCTGAAAAATTCGTTTTATAAGATTTTTTCTGTATATTATAATTAAAAACCAAAAATATGTCCGACGAACTAAGAGAATGGAGGAATAAAAATCTAAACTGTATTAGTAAAAGTTTCTGTGCAGCTAAGTGGTACAACGCTAGTTTACATTTAGGACACGGATACACAAATTCCTGTCATCTTCCTTTACCACACCCTATTGATTTAGAAGAGATTAAAACAAATCCTTCAGCGTTACATAATACTCGACACAAGAAGATTGCAAGAAAGATGATGTTAACAGGTATCAGACCTGCTGAATGTTCATATTGTTGGAAGATTGAAGATATTGGTCGTGATAACATTTCTGATAGAGTATATAAGAGTTTAATCTATACTGAAGAAGAAATTGCTGCACTTAAAGAAATTCCTTGGGAAGAAGACATCTTATTAAAAACTGTTGAGGTTAGTTTTGACCGTACTTGTAATTTTGCTTGTAGTTATTGTAACTCAGGTTATAGTACAACTTGGGCAAAAGATATCAAAGAGAACGGAGCATATCAAAAGTTCAAAACAAGTAGTGCAGGTGCATATTATGCGGACGGTTCTTGGTCTGAAAAATTTGGTAAACACAACGAAAATAACCCATACGTACAAGCATTCTTAGAATGGTGGCCTGAGTTATCAAAGACTTTACAAGAGATTAGAGTTACTGGTGGTGAACCATCACAAAGTCGTAACTTTTGGAATTTCATTGATGTAATGAAACAACATCCTTCTGAAAACTTAAGACTTGCAGTTAACTCAAATCTTGGATTGAATGAAGCAACTTTGTTTAAATTAATTAGTATCTCTCACGAGTTACCAATTAAAGAATTTGATTTGTACACAAGTAATGAATCATTCGGTGTTCACGCTGACTATATCAGAGATGGTCTAAAATATGACATTTGGAGAGCTAATATGGTTAAGTTTATTGAGAACGCTAAGTTCCGTTCATTAACCATTATGATGACAATTAATAGTCTTTGTTTATTCAGTATAACTGAATTCTTAGATGATATGATAGTATTGAAAGAGAAGTACGGACCAAATAGACCAAACGTTGATTTCAACATCCTAAGATGGCCGTCATTTATGTCACCATTATCATTACCTGATAATATCAAATCTAAGTTACATCTTAAGTTAAAGAATTGGTATACTGAACATAAAGAGAGTCCTTTATTTAGTATTCACGAGAAGGCACAAATCGAAAGATTGATTGACTATATTGAAGTTGTTGAAAGAGGTCACAACCAAACAGAATTGGATAAAGACAAACAATGGCACGACTTCAAGAGTTTCTACGAACAATATGATGTTAGAAGAAATAAAGATTTCAGAGCAACGTTTAATGACCCCGAACTAATCGAATGGTATGATTCAATCAAAGTTGATTATTCAATACCTAATGTTCAAGTTACTGACGGTGCAATAACACATTTCGAACCTGGTGAGTACGTTTCAGATGTTAAACCCAATATTATTTAATGAAATTAGTTTTTGAAGATGTTGAAAACTTACACAACTTTACAAGTTGTCCTGATGTAAATCCGTCAGGTATAAAGAGATTTACATATGCACCGTTGATTAATGCAACGAATATGTATTTTGGGTTTACACATAAAGAATCCTTTTTACAATTTTTGAAATTGGATAACGATGTGGAAAACTATGTTATTCCTGCCGCAGTTAATCACAGTCCTGAAGATTGGACAGGATACACATCAAGGGTTAAGAGTTTGTTTGAATATCTTAACCCAAAATATTTGAGTGATTTAAGAAACAAGAAAGCATTACTTTTATTAGACCAAAGTTTTGAAGGGTACCAATCAAGATGGTTATGGGATTTTTTCCATACACATTGTAAGAAGTATAAAGTACCACCATCAAGTATTGTATATGTCACCGGTAATATGATTGCGGATGAGATTTATGATAAGTGGTGTATTGAAAATAAAATTAAAGAAAAGTTAAAAGTAATCCCATACGCACATTTTGAATTAGATGTCGGGATGACCTGTTACCATTTTGATAGAGAAGGAAAACTACCAGATTTCGATACTCATTTAGAATACAAGAAAAAGAACAAAAAGAATATTAAAAGTTTTTCTTGTTTGAATAAAAGAATAAGACCTCACAGAGTTTGGTTTTATCGTTATATGTTCGACAATGATATTCTAAAAGATGGATTGGTTAGTATGAATCATTTTCCTAAACATCAGTACCCATTTGAAGGTGAATATATGTCAGATGAGGTTGTTGATAAAATATATGAACCATTACCATTGTTGATATATGAAAAACCAAATAATGAATTTGACGACAACTATTACATTAGAAGATTGAATGAACAGATTTGTTTAGATAGTTGGGTTAGTGTTGTAAGTGAAGCCCATTGTGGTGATAGTGACGAAACGATGTTCTTAAGTGAAAAACTTTATAAACCAATTGCTTGTAGACATCCTTGGATGGTGATGGGTAATAAAGATAGTCTCGCGATGATGAAGAAAATGGGATACAAAACATTTTCTGAATTCTTAGATGAAGATTATGATAGTTTACCAACACACGAGAGAATGAAAGCAATTATTGAAAGTGTTAAAAAGACAATTTCAGTTAAAAATAAAATGGAATGGTTCAAGTCAATGAGAGAAGTTGTTGAACACAATCATTCAAATCTAATAAATAAATTATATCGATTACCTGATTCATTTGTTGAATTTCAAAAGTATCATAATCAATATTTTAACATCAAACAGAATTTAATATGAGTGAAAGAAAATATTTACCAACATTAGCTGAATTAGTTGATAGGTTGAGTATATCACAATTAAAAGAGGTTTTTATTACGGAGCACAAAGAAGAATATGGTCAAGAAATTAGTGACATTTTACACGACATTCAATTACTACTTGATGACAATGATGGGAAAATTACCGCCGAAACTATTAGAGCTATTGTTGTTTTATCTCAGATGAATTTACATATTTGGCACAACGAATCTAACTATCGTAAAGGAATTAAAGAAGGTAATCAATTAGAACTAACACACGGATTGAACGGTATTAGAAATACCGCTAAAAACAAAATACAAGAAATTGTAGGTGGTAGAAAAGATTATAAAATTGATTGTTTAGCTGCGGAATTTAAAGATTGGGAAATTAGTTGGTAACATTTACTAATAGATAAAAAATAAATAAATTATACAAAAAGAAAACTATGTTCAAACATTTAACAGAATTAGAAATCCAACAAATGACATTTGATTGGAGATACAAAGGTTGGACAGTATTGGAATTGTTAACCGAAGACGAATGTGATGCGGTTAATGATGAATTGGACCGATTAAGAAATGAAAGGTCTAAAACTACAACTGAAGATGGTAAAGAGTGGGGTGAGTGGGACCCATTTGCGTACCCACATAAAATTTCACCAATGATTGAAAAATTATTCTGTCATCCTAAAGTATTAGAAGCTTGTGAGTTTCTTATGGAAGGTAAAACAGTAGGATTACAAACTTGGTGTTATTTCAAACCACCGGGACAATTAGGTAGAGATATGCATCAAAACGCATTCTACACTGGTTGTAAACACAATGAGATTATTAACACAGCAATCGCGTTAGATAACCACGACCCTGAGAATGGTGCGGTATGGAATTACGAAGGTTCACACAGATTACCAACTTTACCAATTGAAGTTGATGAGGAAAGAACTAAAACCAACCCAACATTTTGGAGAAACGAAAGAGGTAAACCTTGTGTAATGCCTGAAGGACACGACTTCAAAAAAGTTGAAGGTTTCTTAAGAAAAGGTCAAGTAGTGTTATTACACTCACACGTTGTTCACGGTTCTGAACCAAACAATTCAAATAGAATGAGAAGAAACTTATTGGGTGGATATCTTAAACAAGGTGCACACTTCAATCAAGGAGGTCATATGAAAAGAGAACCAATTGATTTACAAGAATTACGTAAAAAACATTGGGGAGAGTAAAATAAAAAAGGGACTTTTAGTCCCTTTTTTTATGCTTCGTAATATAACTCAGGATATTCGACAATAACGGATATTCCACCCTTTTCATACACCGTTTTGTAAGTCTCTTCAATATCTTTCCACGACTTTAAATCGTAGAATTTAATATTAGGACACATCATCTCATATGATGCTAAATAACTACCTCTATGTTGATGACCAGGGTCTAATGGCTTATCAGAACCCTTACCTAATCGAATAATCATATTAGGATTCCATTCTTGATTACTCATTAATTTAATTTTATCTACGTGATTTACTAATTGATTAGTTGCACAAATTAAAAAATCCCATCGAGGATAAAATGTAATAACAGTTTTACCCGCCATTGCCATACCTAAACTCATTCCCATTTGCGATTCTTCCATAACAGGAAGTTCAATTAACTTATCTTTTGGAACTTCTCCGATAGTTGTACTCATTGGATTACCGTGCCAAAGGATTTGCTGACCCAAGAAGACCGTATCTTCTTGTTGACCAAGGTAAGTCATTGATTTGGTTAAAGCGTCCTTATATGGGGTGTATTGTGGTGAACTCATAATGATTCTATTTTTTTGATTACTGCGTCTGCAATTATTCTATGACATTTTTTAGATGGGTGAGAATCTTTCGGTGGATGTTCTCCTAATTCATCAAAATCATCTCTAATGGTTAAACCATTATTAAGTCTCATCATATAATCGATATTGGTATATTCAGTACCGTTATAATTTAGATAGACCATTCTGTCGTGTAAATAAGGGTCTTCCTTAACATACTTAACATAGTCATCTTGCCAATTAACAATTATACACTTAATACCCTTACTCTCCAAAAATTCAAACGTCTCTTTAATTTTTTTAACTTGTTGTTTACAGTGTTCAACATACCATTCAGGAAATCCACCAATACCATTTTCTTCCATCCATTCAAAGAAGATTCTTTGGATTCCTTGAGACGAACCAATCCAATTCATTTTGTGGTCATTTCCCTTATGTGTAAATGTAAATGAACATCTACCTGGTTGACTGGTTTGGAAAACGGCATACCCTATTTCTTCATATGAAAATTTTTCCTCAAGTAAGTGAGTTAATCCGTTTCTATTGGTAAAAATGTAATCTAAAAACAATAACGACTCGTCCTCACTACCACCATTTTCTTTTTTAACAATTTCAAATGTTTCAAAATGATTTGCGACTAATCTTGGAAATCTTAAAGTAGACATAAAACGTTTATGTGCATCTGTTACTAATTTTTGTTCGAATTGTTCGGGTGCGGGTTCTTTAACTGTACTCATTTTTGAATAATAATAAAGACCTTGACCCCAAGTAAAAGAACAACCAGCAAATACTATTCCCTTTTTCATTAATTAAATTCGTTTTTGTTTTCGTTATACCATTCGTAGGCTTTCTCTAAACCTTCAGATAATGAAGTTTTAGCTTCCCAACCTAATTTATCTTTTATTTTATTTGAATCGATTTTTCTTGTTGGAATCATTGAAGGTTTACCACTAATGAACTCAGTAGGTGCATCGTAGTTTGCAATTTTCTTCATTTCATCCAATACTTCAAGTACTGAATAAACTTTATTTGAACCAACGTTATATACTTGGAACATTTCAGTTTCATTTTCCATTACAACTTGTAAAGATTCAACAAAATCTTCAACATATAGTAAGTCTCTTAACTCAGTACCATCACCCCAAACAGGAATTGGATTTAATTGGTCAGCAACTTTACGAATAGTTGCGGGTGTTACGTGACACTTATTGAAATCGTACTTATCGTGAGGGCCAAACAAATTAGCAGGTCTGATGACAGTACATTTCATTGTTCGTGGTAAGTATTTTGCATACAATTCACATTGAACCTCAGCGTAACGTTTCATCCAACCAACAGGGAAATAAACAGGATAAGGTTCATCAAATAAGAAATCAGTTTCAACCACAGGTTCATCACCTTTAGGTGGATACACAGTGTTCGATGAAATAAATACATAATGTTTAACGTTATTTCTCCAAGCGGCATCAATTAAAAAATTGTTCATTGCAACATTTGGAGTTACGTGAGCTAATGGGTCATTGACAGTATCAACAGCATTTGAAGTAGATGCTGCACAATGAAAAACAACATCAACATCTTTGGTAATAGTTTTACAACCTTCTTGTGTTTGTAAATCAGAATACCAATATTCTACATCCATATGTTTTATTCTTGGTTCTCTAGCGTGTAAAGAAACTCTTATGTTGTTGTATCCTTCGGACACTAACCTATTTGTTAAGTTTTGCCCAACCAAACCAGAACCACCGGTTATTAAAATTTTTGAATTTTTATTTATCATATTAAACTTTTTTTAACTTTTTTTACATCATTAGTTTGTGGAATCTCAAATGGTTTACCATAACATACATCAGTATCAGGTTCCCACACCTCTTCAATTTTTTCATTACCATTGTATCTTGCGGGAGGACTATAAGGTCTAACTTGAATGAAATTAATGTATGTAAATCTTTTAAAATCATTCTTAACCATTTCAACTGTGTGATTTGAATTATTTTTTGAGAAATCTAACATTGCAAAATTTAAATGGATTGGAATTACTTCATCATAATATCCCTTATCTTGTAATATTAATTTTCCTCCACCATCAATATAGTCTTTTTCGTCTGATAAGTAAATTAATACCACACAATATCTATCAGGATTTTGACCATCAATATGAGGTTCAATAAAGTCACCATTTTCATAAATTGTTAACCCATCGTTGTGCCCAATATTCCATTCTTTTACTTCAGGATATATCTTATGAACAAATCTTGATACCTTATCTCTAAAGTAGAATATATCGTCATTGAAATTTCCTTCACTATCCCTCAACTCCCACCAACGCTGAACAACATCCCAACCTTTTTCGGTAACGAATTTTTCTCTTTCTTCTATCTCATCTGCGGGTATTGTTCTAACATAATCAAATCCTTCTTCAGAATAGTCTGTTGGTATTCTAAATTCAAAACGATATCCATAACCTTTCTTATCTTCAGATTTTTTTCTAATATTTTCTAATCTTTTTAGATAATCATCCCATTCGTGTTTTTTAATAAATTCTTTAACTTTACCAACATAAAATCCCTTTTCAAGATACTCTTCAATGTCCATATTCAATTCAAGTGTACCATAGTGTTTTTCATAATAACTATACGTTCTTCTAAGTGCTTCCTTAAATCCTACAAAAGGTAATAGTTGATAACCGTTTTGAAGACTGGTATCCATTTGTCTACGCATATCTCCATTTGGTTTTGATTTATCCCATTTAATGGTTAAATTTTTACCACTAATTTTAATAACCTCTTCAATCATTGATTGAATTGTTATCGTTTCACCAGAACCTAAATTAACTACGTCATTCACTCTATTCTTATAACAATTTAAAATAGCAACTGCAACGTCATTAGCATAAATAAAATCTCTAACAGGTGTACCATCTCCCCAAGCTTCAATTTCACCACCATCCTCGGCTTCATATACTTTCTTAATAATACTTGAGATTACAGTACCATTACCACTCCAATCATCATACTCACCAAATATGTTTGCGGGTCTAACAATAGTCCATTTTTTATAACCATATTGTTTTCTATATGCACCTACCAATAACTCACCAATTCTTTTTGACCAAGCAGGAAACCAATCATTTTCAGAAGGTAATGTCTTCCATACATCAGTTTCTAAGAATTTCTCAGCAGGAGAGTAAACACCAACAGAACTTACAAAAACTAACCAAACGTTATTTTTGGCACATTGGTGAATTATTTCAGTATTGATTTTTTGTGATGGATATAGAAAGTCCACCGGTTGAGTTTTAGCTTTTAATGGTGAACCCTTAACACCGAAGCAGTTGAATACTGCGTCTGGTTTTTCTTCTTCAAATAATTTTGTAATGTTCTCCTCATTCATAAGGTCTAATTCATAAAACTTAAACCTATCAGATTCTGGTAAATGCTCCGATTTAACTTTGTCAACACCAATGACTAAATGGTTTCTCATAATCGATTCCTTAACCAAATGAACACCGACTAAACCTGAACAACCTGTAATTAAAATTTTTTTCATTTATTTTTTCTTATTTTCGATTAGTGATGTGAAAAACTCCACATCATCTTTGTTATTTAATAATTCCAGTACTAACTTTTTATTATTTTCAAACCTATCTTTTAGGTTAATGTAATTTGAAATGAACTTGTTTTTATTTTTATATATTCTCTTTATCTCATCAAACAATTTGAATAATCGTTTTCTTTGGTCAGATTCAGAATCATATGAATGGTCTAATATATCTTCGAACACATCAAACCCATAAACATCTTTTACAGTCTTTACGTGGTCCATACTTGCAACATAAAGCGGATATTGATTAAAGAAAAGAGGTTTGAATGTTTTCTCACTTAAATGGACAACATTATCTCTTTTAAAACAAGATTCCGTAGTTATGTTAACGTATGAGTTCTCATATGTTTGCTTCTCATAAACTCGATTCCATTCAATGTGAAACGGAAGACTCCTTACGTGACTATCCCAATCCCTATCAAACCAATCAATATTGTCTTCGTACTTACTTTTCTTGATATCAATATCCTCAAAAAAATCAATCTCAGATTTCATTTTTTGAATTTCCTTTTCTGTGAATAATTCGTGATAGAAGGTGTTTATTGTTGTGTGTTTCATATCCATTTTATGATTCCACCCCATCACCAAAGACCAATCAACTTCCTGTAACAATTTGTTCTTTTTAAGTAAAACTAAAAGAGCGTATCTATGAACTTTTGGTGTCCTGTTATGTGAAACAAAAAATTCAGATTGTTTATCAGTTATGAAATCAGTATCGTACATATCTAACTCCTTAGCAACTTTAATTGGTAAGAACTTAATTGTATGGACATTCAAACTTAAATTGTTATCCTCTTTATACTTCTTTAAATTGTAATTGTTGTTGATAACATATATTTGTTTTGGGTCGATTCCCTTATCAATTACCCATTTTTCAATTCCAATAACGGTTTCTTCAGTTTCCACCTCGTGTTCATTTAGAAAAATAACATAGAGGTTTGGATTTTCTTTTAAATGTTTAATTACCTTGGTTGGTAATGGTAATATGTTATGAGCTTTTAATGCGTGACCAATCTCGTGAATATGGCCAATAACATAATAGAAATTTTCATTAGGATGATTCTTAACCTCCGTTATCCTAAATCTTTTGAAATTATTAAATTCATAAAAATTCATCAAACCATCGAATCTTCTGAAATTATTCGCACCAAATTCCTTCTCACCATTAATATTTGGATGAGTTGCATTGTGGTGCCAATCGTCATATACTAAATTTAAAAAATTACCCATTTACCTGTTCCGTAGTGCGGCCATTGTTTAATATAATTATACCAAATTACACCCTCAGGTGCTTCAGTTTTTACTTTCCAAGTTTCAATTGTTGGAGTGTTTGTTGATACACCATTATCCTCAACTACAAATTGAATTGGGAGGTCAAAGTTCTTGGCGTATTTGTAGTTTTCCATAAAACCACCAGTCTCGAAAGACATATCACCAACGAAACACCACACCTTATCTTTACTACCTTGTTGTTTCAAAGCCATAGCAACACCAACAGCAATTGGAATTGTACCACCAACAATTGCGGATGAATAAAACTTCTCGTCTTTATTCACAATTGTAATTGACCTACCAGCTAATATCTCCTCTTCTAACCATTCAGAAGGTACACCTTTTAACAATGCGTGATAATGAGACCTCCAAGTTGAGAATACCCAATCTGTTGTTTTAACTCTTTTGAAAATTTCAATTAGTTCATCTTCATTTCCACCACTTAAGTGAATCGGTCCACGAACTCTACCAGCTTCCCAATGGTCGGCCATTTTTCTCTCAAATTGTATAAGTCCTTCTTTATCCCATAACATCTCCCTAACAATTGGTAGATGGTCATCTAAATTTTTTATCATCTGTCTCTTTTTTGTAATATTGGTTTATCTGTCGGCCATTCCATTTGATACTCAGGGTCATTCCATTTAACTACACCTTGTTCATTTGCATCCACATAACCATCTTTATAGAATAGATTATAGTGAAACATACAATCAGTTAGTGCGTAATGTCCGTTTGCAAAACCTGGTGGAACTAATACTTGGTTTCTATCTTTCTCAGTTATCATAAATGATTCCCAATCACCATATGTCGGTGATGATGGTCTCATATCTAACACAACCAAGTAAATGTCACCAACAGCAGCCTGAACTAATTTCCAAGTTTTAGTATCGTAATGTAATCCTCTTAGAACACCCTTATATGATTTTGAAAATCTTCCGTGAATTGAGATTTCACTTTTATCATAATGAATATGTTTCATCACAGGATGTTCTTCACTATGAAACGTGGTAAAAATTTCACCCCTATATTCTCTATAAATCGAAGGAGTGAAAATTGGTACTTCATAACCAAAAACTTTTGATGGAGTTTCAACAAACTCATCCCATTTATTACTCATATTATGTATTGTTTGCGTATCCTAATGGAAATCCATTTCTAAATTCCGATGTCATTTTTGGTATTAGTACTTGATATGTTTTCATCAGTTCTTTAATACCATCATCCAAAGACCACTTTGGTTTCCATCCCGTCTTTTCAATCTTTTCATTTGAAACTATGTAATCCCTTTTGTCAGGGTCTTCATAGAAATCTGAGTAAGTGATTGCAAAATCAGGAATGTATAATTTTATTTTTTCTAATAATTCTTGTTTACTTAAATTAGCGTCACTCAACCCAACATTGTAAACATTCTCTTTCATTGTTTCATAATTTTCAAGAGCGAATGTAAACACATCACCAACATCTTGAATATGAATGAAGTTACGTTTGAAATGTTTTTCAAATACAACAATGTACTTGTCTGTCATTGCTTTATAAACAAACTCATTTACCAACAAATCAGTTCTCATTCTTGGAGAAGAACCAAATACAGTTGCTAATCTAAAACAAGTCGCATTGGTGTAATTAAGTAAATGTCTTTCCGCAGCACATTTAGTTTCACCATATACCGATATCGGATTCAATGGTGATTCTTCAGTGCAAAACTTATCATCTTTACCAACACCATATCCACTATTTGTGTTTGGATAGATAATCATTTGATTTGGACTAATGAAGTTCATCAAATTAATGATTTGGTTATAGTTGATTTGTGTTGCTAATTCAGGGTCTTTTTTACAAGCAGGGAACCCAACAATTGCGGCTAGTGGAATTATAACATCGTGAGATTTAACTTCCCTTTCAAACAGGGTTAGGTTTCTAACATCACCATAAATGAAGTTATAATTTGGATTGTAAGTAAATTGGAGTGGGGAAATCTGATTGAACAATAACGTGTCAATTACAGTCACTTTATGACCCAAATCGAGTAGTTTTTTTGTTATCACTGAACCTAAGTATCCAGCACCTCCTGTGATTAAAATTTTCATATCTGTAAACACTAATTTAAATAATTTTTTATCAATAGTCAACCACTTTAAATTTAAGAAAAAATTTTTTATATTTAAACTGTGAAAGAAAAAATTATTTGCAGTTTAGAGGATTGGGACAGTATTCTAAACTATTATAGACCAAACGGTTCGTCCAAAACCTGGTACATTAAGGAGTTAAAGAGATTGGCAATACCACATATGTGGGGTCAATGGAATGTGTACACCGAACAAGGTGAGATGTTTCAAGACGGACATATGAGAAATTCCATCACACCAACCCATAGTAGTCTGATAAAATACACCCCAAAAGAGGAGATTGGTGATTCCAAACACATATACATAATCAACGTGTATAGTCACGATTTTTTCACACTTAACAACGAGATTGGGTTGAAGTGTATATCTCCTGAGTATATTGAAGATATTAGAAATGGTAAGTGTAAAATATTGATGTTCTTCATTTATGAGGGTTATTCTGGTATCCAAAACAACTATGATTTTGAAATGATTGAAAAGTGGAGATTACAGATGAATTTCCCAATCGATTCAATTTACTACGTCTGTGGTAATCTATTATCTGAACAAATTGTTAAAAACAAAGGTCTTGGATACCAAGCAAGAGGTATTCACTATTTTGAACCGTGGAATCAATATAAAGGACCAATGGTGGACTTTAAACCAAGTGATGACAAATACCTATTCCTATCCTACAATCGTCAACCCAGACACCATAGATTACGTTTTATGATTGATTTATATGAAAAGGGATTAATATATGACGGGTTAATAAGTTTAGATAAAATCGTACATCCGTTACCTTATCCTGTACCTCCTGAAGTTCATCACTTTTTCTTCAACAACACACCATTTATGATTGATAGTATGCCAGAACTACGATTCAATCTCGCGTGTAACATAACCACTGAAGATTTTGAAAGAACTTTTGTTTCAGTTGTTACTGAAACATTGGTAGACACTGGTACACTATTCTTTTCGGAAAAGATATGGAAACCGATTATGGTTGGTCATCCGTTCTTATTATATGGTAATGAAGGTTCATTAAAGTATTTAAAATCAATTGGTTATAAAACTTTTGATAGATGGTGGGACGAAAGTTATGATAGTGAACCTGATAGAGATAAGAGAAGTAAAATGATAGTTGATGAACTATTAAAATTGAAGCAGAAATCGAAAGAAGAGTTAATTAAAATTAGAGAAGAGATACAAGAGGTATTAGTTCACAATAAAGAAAACTATAATCGAATCTATAAAGAGAAGTATAGTGAGAGTGACCAATCATCAACAATAAGGGAAGTTTTATTAGAAATGTGGAATGAATTAAATGGGTAGACTTTTTACATTTGGTTGTAGTTTTACGAGTTATATTTGGCCCACTTGGGCAGATTTTGTTGCACTAAATTTTGACACCCATCAAAATTGGGCTAATGCTGGTGCTGGTAACTATTTTATATCATCGAGACTATTTGAATGTAATTCAGTAAATAAGTTTACTAAGGATGATACAGTATTGGTGATGTTTAGTCAATATTTCAGAAATGATATGATTGATAAAAATTCCAATTGGATAAACGCTGGCAATCTTTACAATCAAACTTTATATGGTCACGATTTTGTCACCAAATATTGGACCGATGAACACGGATATTTTATGAGTTGGTACAACATATTGAGTGTAAAGTACTTATTAGATAGTATTGGTTGTGAGTATAAGTTTATGTCAGCATTTGACATATCATCACAAAAGGGGACATTAGAAAACATACCAAAAAGAATGGTTAATTGTAGTAACGAACTACAAAAAATATTAACCGCAGATAATTTAATGGATTTTAATGAAGGCAAACCACAATATAACTTTATTGATGAATTTGATTCACATCCAACAATAACAACCCATTTGGATTGGGTAAAGACAAGGTTACCTGAGTATTATACTGAAAGTATGGATATGATTGCGGAAAAATGGGAGTCATTGGTTGAAAAAGACAAAAAAAATACATATATTAACTTCAAACAATTAGTTGAAAAAAGTGGAGATTTCTCTGACTTTAAAAGTATATGAAAATAGTACACACATACATACAAACAGGAAATAGCGGTCCATTAAATAAAAATATATTTTATTTAATGTCATTATCTCTATTGTTAGCTAAAAGACATTATGGGTATGTTGTGTTGTATACAAATCAAGAGGTGGGTGATATCGTTAAAAAGATAGGTTTACCCTATGATGAAATCAACACTGACGTTTTAAAAGACGTGAATGTTAAAACCTTTTCAGTACCTAAATTAGTTGTTTATTCACAACAAACTGAACCTTACATTCACATTGATTTAGATACTTTTATTTTTAAAAAGATATTCTTCAATGATTTTGAAAACATATACTCCACCTTTGCGGAAGGTAGTGGAGACATACTTAACTTTGAAAGAACAAATACTTCTTTTTATACAACATACGTAAAAAGAAGTTTTGAAATCCAAAGTAAGTTACCCGAAGAGTTTTTAAAATACGTTAAGTTCAATAATGTTCCGAATATGTCAGTATTTGGTGGACATAACTTTGAATTGATTAAAGAATCTTCAAAATATTGTTTAGAACTATACCAAAACCATACTGACTTTTTCGATTCAAATTATTATAACGCTTGTATCATTGAACAACTATTCATTCCTGCAGCGATGAGAATGATAAAGGGTGACCACAATTTAGAAAACTTCAAATTCCTATTTGAATATAATCCAACATATATTGAGTTTAGTAAAGGTAAAGATTGGGATTTTCCTTTTGGAATAAGGTCTGGTGAAGATTTAACTATGGTTGATGATTATCACAATTTATTTAAAAGAGTGATGTTCGACTTTAATGGATTTTTACATTTGAATGGATATAAAAATTTTGAAGAGATTATTTTCTTAATAAAAGAACGCATCATTGAAGATTTTAATGGTCTAAACTACATTGCAATTATTGATAATATGTTTCCTAAACAGACAAAGTCTGATGAGATTAGTTTAATGTACTATAAGTACTTATTATCATTAACCAACAGACTTAACGGTCTAATAATGAAAACTAAATAATTATAATAGATGTATATTATTGGAGTATCCGCATATTATCACGATTCTTCTGCTTGTCTTTTTAAAGATGGGGAATTAGTCTTTGCTTGTGAGGAAGAAAAGTTCACTGGAATCAAACACGATAGTTCATTTCCTGAAAAGACCATAGAATACATTTTTGACCACTTCAATTTAAAAAAATCGGACATTGAAGCGGTTTGTTATTATGAAAACCCAAGACTCAGATTCAAAAGAAAGAAATCTTTTTTTACCTCACTAAAAACCAACATTAAAGTTTGGTGGAATTTAAGAAAGATATCTGATAAGATACACTATACCTCACACCATATGTCACATATGGCTTATTCGTATTTATCATCGAATTTTGATAAGGCGGTTATAGTATCTGTTGACGGTGTTGGTGAAACTTCAACGGTTTCATTTGGTAAAGGTATTAATGGAGTGGTTCATAATATTAAGACAATCGAATACCCTGATTCATTAGGGTTATATTATTCTGCAATGACTGCTTTTCTGGGTTTTAAACCAAACGAAGGTGAGTATAAAGTAATGGGTTTGGCCGCATATGGTGACCCCGAAAGATTTAGAAGTAAAGTTGCTCAGTTAATTAATTTTGATGGATATAAATTATCCTGTAATATGGATTGTTTCATATGGAATAAATCCGATGACACAATGTTTAATTACAAATTAGCTGATTTGTTAGGTATTGAAAACAGATTACCAAATACACCTCTTACCGATGACCACAAAGACTTAGCAGCATCAGTACAGGAAAGATATGAAGAGTTGTTTTTTCAATTAATAAAAGATGCGAAATTGTTTTATTATTCAGATAACATTTGTATTGGGGGTGGTTGTGCATATAATGGATGTGCTAATGGTAAAATAATTAAAAACGGAATTTTTAAAAAGGTATGGGTTCCACCGGCACCTTCTGACGCAGGTTCTTGTATTGGTTCTTGTTTAGACTACCTATCAAAAGTTAAAGGACTTAATGTGAGAATTTCACCAACACCATTTTTAGGTCCTTCTTATAGTCATAATGAAATTCAAAATACATTAAACAAATACGGACATAAAATATTTTATAGAAAACATACAAAAGAAAGATTATATAAAAGAACTGCACAATATTTAAGTATGGGGTTAGTTGTTGGGTGGTTCCAAGATAAAATAGAATTTGGTGCAAGGGCGTTGGGTAATAGGTCAATATTGGCAAATCCAACAGTACCCGATATGCAAGAAAGGATTAATAAAGTTATTAAAAAAAGAGAAGGGTTTAGACCATTTGCCCCTATGGTAATTTTTGAACGTCAAAGTGAGTTCTTTGATTCAAAAGAATATATTCCATATATGAATCAAGTGGTTAATGTGTTAAAAAAATATAGAGATAAGTTACCTGCGGTTACACACGTTGATGGTAGTGCTAGAGTTCAATCTGTCACACCAAATAACCCAATTTATCATCTATTAAAAGAATTTGAAGAGAGAACTGATTACCCAATATTATTGAATACATCTTTTAATGTTAAAGATAAAACAATGGTTTTAACACCAGAAGATGCTATACTAACATATTTGGACACTGCTATGGACATATTGGTGATTGGTGATTATATTATCTATAAAAACGGAAACAAATGAAAGCATTTATTGGATGGTTAACCCACAAATGGGTAGAATGGAAAAAGAAAAAAGAATTTAAAAAGAAATTAGCCGAACTTAAAAAAAGAGACCCATTCATTTATAAACACTAAAATGGACGACATTATTGTATTAGTGGCGGTTGGTGAGTATTATAACCAAGAAATAAAAGATTATTATTGGGACTTAAAAAACTCAGGTTTTACTATCAAAGTACTAACAGACGAACCATCACATTATGATATAAATGATATATCATTATATAATAGACCAATTTTTAATTATTTTGATAAAATACATTTTTCATTAAAAATAGTTGAAGAATATGGTAAGAATGTCATTTATATGGACGGTACATCTGCATTACCTAAACATATTCTTACAAACATATCATCTCGTTCGGAATCCGACTTCATATACACGTCGAATTGGCCAAAGGGTAATTTTTATGGATATGAAGACGACCCTTGTTTTAGATATTTGTTTGAGTATTTTCGTTACAAAAACATACCCATTATCGATTACCCAACAATTTTAGAACAGGTTATGGTCTTTAAAAAAACCATTAATTATAAACTGATTAATAAAGAATTACAAATCCTACAAACAGTATTTGATTACATTTCTGTAATGAATGATAATACATATATAAGACCATTTGTATTAGGTTCTGCGGAAGGGTTGGCACTTTCAATAGTTTTAACTAATAATGATATTCCATTTACAAAAATTGATATATAATGAAAATAATTTTTGTAAATTGGACAAAACCATTTTTCCATCGAGACAAATTCAATGGATATAAAAAAGACATAACAATTGCGGACGAAACGGATGATTATAAATTACAACCATACGAGTTGTATATGCAATTAGCGGCAATAACCAGTGCTAAAAAATATGGAGGAGTCCCTATTAAACTGTATACTGATACCGTTGGTTATGAATACTACAAGAAGGTAGGGTTTATCGATTTATTTGATGAAATTGATGTTGATGTATTGAATAAATTAGATAAGACATTAGTCAATCCTGCACAATTTTGGACTAGTGGTAAAATATTTTCTATTTGTCACGAAAAACCACCATTTGTGTTTTTAGATTTAGATTTAATAATTAAGACACCATTACCTAAATGGTTATTTAATTATGATGTTGTTCATACACATTGGGAAATGTTAAGAGGTCATATGTACATCCACGACTATCAATTAAATGATGTTAAGTTACATATGCCTGAGTTTGAGGAAAGGATGGCAATACCAAATACATCATTCTTATTTGTTAATAATAAGTTGTTACTTAACAAGTATCGTGAACTTCATATGAGAATTGTAAATAAAACTTATGACAATGTTTTAGATTGGTTATGGTTAATGTCGGACCAAAATATTTTAGGATACACAATCAGACATTTAGACTTGAAGGTAGGTGATATTGAGAACAGACTTTTCATACAATTTGCCGACCCATACGACAACAGGTTTAAACAAGGGTACATTTCCGATTGGATGGAATATGAAGGTACTGTAAGGAATACACCCAAAATAGAATATGACCACATATGGTTGAAAAAATCACACATCGTTAATAATGAGGAATATAGGACAGAAAGAATTAACGAATGGACACATATTGTGATTACAAACGGATATGAGGACTATTTGAATCTTTTACGAATTTGACTTTTTAGTTTTTTTTCTTTATATTATATTATATGATTTATTGGTTTACAGGACAACCTGGTGCAGGTAAAACAACCTTAGCTAAAAAGTTAGTTGGGTATTTAAATGTTGGAAACACCATTCACATTGATGGTGACGATTTAAGAGACATCTTTAAAAATAAAGATTATTCTGAAAATGGAAGACGTGCAAATATTCAAAAGGCTATGGATATTGCATATTTTCTAAATGAAAAAGGATACAATGTGGTGGCGTCGTTAGTGTCACCATATAAAGATTTAAGGGATGACCTTAAAGGTAAATCCGGTGCAATTGAAATATACGTTCATACAACTGACATTAGAGGTAGGGAAAACTTTCACGTTAAGGACTACGAACCCCCAACCGAAAATTATATATCAATTAACACAACCGATACCGAATTAATGGTATCGTACACAGAATTAATCAATAAATTATTTTTATGAGTAAAAAGTATGCACTGTACATCGGAAGATGGCAGAATTGGCACAAAGGACACGAATGGTTAATTAGACAACAATTAGACCAAGGTAAAAATGTATGGGTGGCAATTAGAGATGTTGAAGTTGATGAAAACAATCCCAAAACGGCACGAGAAGTGTTTGAAGAATTAATTAAAGAACCTTTCTTTAATGACAATTTCGATAAGTTATTATTATCAATTATTCCTGACATTGAATCGGTGAATTATGGTAGAGGAGTTGGGTATGAAGTAATCTATCACGAACCACCTGCAGATGTTGCGGCAATAAGTGGTACTAAAATCCGTAATGGAGAAATAAACAACGATGGTAGTAGAACGTAAACGACATATAGCCAAAACTATATCCTACAGAGTTATAAGTACATTAATCGGATTTGTAATTATGTGGTGGGTTAGTGGTGATATTAAAGTCGGAGCTGCATTTGGTATTGCTGAACTTGTATATAAACCAATTCAATATTATATTCACGAAAGGATATGGTATAAGTGGATAAAATTTGGATTAAGAAAGGAAAATGACAAATAATGAATTCTACATATTTGAAAACTTTTTATCAAATGATGAATGTCATTATGTGTTAAACAAGTGTCACAAAGAATTAACATTAGAAACTGCAGGAGTTGCGAACGGAAATCCGAACGAAAGAAAATCTTCAGTATCTTGGATTAATGATTTGGGTGATGTTAATATTAGATTAAAAGAAATATTAAGAGAATCTTTTAAATTGAATGGTGCTGAGGTCACAGGTCTCGGCTCTTTTCAATTTACTGAATACAAAGTCGGGGAGTATTATGGTTGGCATACCGATAAGGACTCAACCACCTTTAAAGAAAGAATCGTGTCAACTGTCATTCTTTTAAACGATGATTATGAAGGTGGATTTTTAGAAATAAAAGATTCGAAAGGTGACAACATACCCTCACAAAAAAGAGCAGGTACATTATATGTTTTCGAATCGGGTTTAAGACATAGAGTCACACCGGTTGAATCGGGTACAAGATATTCATTAGTAAATTGGGTATCGATAATTAAGACTACCCCAAATAAACAAAATTTAATATGAAAAAAGTTGTAATAATTGGCGGTGGTACTGCGGGATGGTTAACCTCATTGGTGGTTAATAAATTTTGGAAGGATGTTAGTGTTACATTAGTAGAGAGTTCTAAAATTGGAATATTGGGTGCTGGTGAAGGAGGAACATCCAACTTCGGTAAGATGCTCGTGTTATTAGATATTAATCAGAATGAATTCTTTGAGAAAACTAAATCAACAGTAAAAGGTGGATTACATTTATATAATTGGACAGGTAATAATGAATTATCAAAGCATCTTTTCTTTGGTGACGGACCAAGCGAATTTAATAAATCGTATGCTTATCATTTTGATGCAAGATTAGTTGCACAATACTTTAAAGAAATTGCAATTAGTAGAGGAGTTAATTGGGTTGACGGTGAGGTGAGTGAGATAAAAAATGAAAATAGTATCATTTCAGAATTAAAAATGAAAGATGGTACAACCATTGATTTAGATTTTGTATTTGATTGTAGTGGATTTGCTAAAATCGTTATTGATGGTGTACATAAAGAAGAGTGGATTGGGTATACCGATTACTTGATGATGAATAAGGCAATAGCGTTCTTTTTACCACAAGAAAACAAATATCAATTAAATGATAAGACATATACCGAGATGGTGTCGATGGATTGTGGTTGGATGTTTAAAATCCCATTACAACATAGATGGGGTTGCGGTTATGTTTTCAATGACAAATATATAACCGTAGAAGATGCAAAGAAAGAGATTGAGAATCGTTTAGGTCACGAAGTAACTTTACAAAAAGTTTTTAACTTTAATCCTGGTACACATAAAAGAAGTTGGATTGGGAATAGTATATCGATAGGACTATCTTATGGGTTTATTGAACCTTTAGAAGCGACATCATTGATGTCGACTATAATGCAGTTAAAGAAGTTAATTGATTTAAACTTCGATGAACAATATGTTGAGAGATATAATAAATGGTGTTATCAAATAAACGAACAGAATTTAAATTTCATAAGATATCATTATTTGTGTGAGAGAGATGACACGCAGTTTTGGAAAGACTGTACATCAATGCCGATACCTTCAAAACTAAAAAAGATATTAGACAAAAATAACTCAATCACAGTTAGAAGTGATGTGGAATTACTATCATCATTTGAATTGGAAGATATTACACCAAACGAACTTACTTTTTTTGTAAACAATTATCTAACCATTTTCAGAAAGAACAAAAAAGTACTTAAAAAAGAATTGATATAGTATGGAGAAATTATACTTTGACGAAGAGACATATATTTGGAGAGGTAAATTAAATCGTTTATCTGATAAAACGGATTTATTAAAAGAAGCCAATTCTATTATAGAATCCCAACCAGATGTTAAAACTGATGGGTATGGTTTTGTAAAAGAATGGAATCAGAATATCAATTTTACTGGTGAAATTGATATTAAAACAAAAATGGATGAAATCATTCAAATTGGAATTGACCGTTGTAAAGATTTATACAAAGAAAAAAATATTTTATATAATAAAATTAATACAGATGCTTGGGTTAACGTTGTCCGCTCGACTGACCCAGTTCAAATACAATTCAAACACGAGGAATTGAAAGGGGTAGACAAATATCACGTACACACAGACATAAACAAAGAAATTAAATCATTTATTCCTCATTATACGTACGTTTATTATATTCAAATGCCTGATGTTATGAATGGTGAAGACGGAGTTTTATATTTTAAAGGAAACAATAAAAAAGAATATTGGATTAGACCCGAAGAAGATGATTTAATTATTATGGAGGCGGATATGCCACATAGCCCAAATAATGCACCTAACTCAACTATAGATAGAATTGTGGTTGCCGGTAATGTTGGGTTCGATTATATAAAAAAAGAAAAATCTCTGATATAAATGTTTACGAGGTACATTGAAAATTTTTTAACTCCTGATGAGTGCAAGTCTTTAATAAAGTTAGGTGAATCAACTAATTTAGTACAAATGAAATCATCATTAGTGGTTAACGGGAAAGTATTAACAGAAAATACTGAGTATAGTGGTAATAAAAGAATGGGAACATATTTTACTAACGGATTATTAGACTTACCAATACTAAAAGAGTTAACCGATAAAATCATTACTTTATCTAATGAATTAAACCCATATAATGGAATCACGTATAATCGAATACACAATTATTCATTTAACAGATATGGGGAAGGTGATTTTTTAGATTGGCATCCCGATAGTCACGAAATTGTAAATGGTGCAACAATAACTTATATAATTCAATTAAACGACCAATACGAGGATGGAGATGTTAAGTATATGATAAACGAAACTGAGTATTCGGTACCTAAAAAAGAAGGTAGTGTATTCATTTTTGATTCAAACATCGTACATTCAGTAAAAGAAATAACAAGCGGAGTTAGATACTCCATAAATGTATGGCCCTCCAAAATAATTAAAAAATCCTTAATATAATGTTAGTTGAAAATAAGTTTTTTTATTTGAGTTTACCGAGATGTGCGTCTACCGCATTTCATTATTCTTGTTTAGTTAATGATGTTAAAGTACAGACACATAATGGTGAGTGGGAATTAGCAAATTCAGACATTGATTTTAAATCGGTAGATACAAAAGACTTAATGAATTATATCTATCACGGACACGAATCTTTAATTGATTTACAGACTAAATTTGGTAGAAACTACCCGATTATTGCTGTTAAAAGACAAAGACACGAAAGATTTTATTCATTATATAAACACGTCTTATTTGATTTAAAAAGGATGGGATTTAGTAAGATTTATAAAAAGTTCTCCAAACTATCATTGGATGAATTATTCTTTTTTACAAAAGAAGATGTTGCAACTAAAAAACAAAGATGGAATAAAATTTGTGAATTTCTAATGGATTTGAAATTGATTGATGAAAAAATAGATATCTCAGTAACATCAAAATTTAAAAAATCAGAAGAAGAATATTTTAAATCTAACACCAAGGGATATGCAGTTAATATGATTGACATTCTATTAACCCCCGTATCAAATTGGACAAATAATGACCAAACAATAATTTGGTTTGATTTTGATGAATTAGATAAGTTAGAGGAATGGGTATCAAATATTTTAGAAAAACCATTTGAGCTTCATTCGGTTAATTCAAGTAAACATATGAAATGTGTTGTGAATTTAGATGATGATTTTATAAAAAAATACAACAGTATTTATGATTATTACGACCTACCAAAATTAACCAAGACATTAATATGATAGACTATAAAGAAATTTTTGAAGCTTGGAAAACATCATTCAACCCAACCCCGATAGAAGAGGAGTTGGCAGAAAAAAGATTAAATGTTTGTTTGGGTTGTGAATATAGGAAAGAAGTTTTGAAAGGTGTAAAATGGTCTGCTTATTGTGGTGATTGTGGATGCCCATTAAACAAAAAAGTTTTTTCGAAGAATTTTAATCCTTGTACCAAAGGTTATTGGGAAGAGGTTGATTCAGAATATATAACACCCATTATGAGTAAGAAAAATAGTACTTTAATTTAATATATACATATATAATAAAAAAATAAACATTATAAATATCCTTTTCTAATAATATTTTTATAGATATATTTATTGTAAGGAAACAAAATTTATGAAAGCAACTATAATTGGTAGTGACTTACTACAAACAGGAGACTCGGTGAAGTTTTTGGAAATAAACACAAACACCACAATTTATAATGAGGGTGCTGATTTCCTTGATTATACCTCGTTATTTACGATGTTGGTTGACAACAACATTACTGAATTCTATTTAATATGGACCGAAGGGGATGCATATAAACCCTTAACCGAACAATATAGATTTAAGAAAATTTTAGAAGAAAAGTGTCAAGAAAATAATATGTCATTCACTGAATTTATTGTGCCAGTGGGTTCTGTTACGGTACCATACATTGAAGACGATGTTCACAAGTTTATACTGAGACAATCCTTTGATACCACCGCTTTAGTCGATGAAACCTACTGTGCGGATAAGTTTGAATTTTTTAATTTAATGGGTCAGTCAGAGTTTATCCCAAAAACATATTTTGAGACTAGTGAAATAAATTTTGATACAATAGATTCAGTGGATTATACAACCACATCGACCCCAAATATTTTAATAAAACCAAGAAACCCTTCTTATAATCCAATGGATTATCCTGCACTATATAGAATATCAAATAATGAGGATTTAGAATCTATGAAGGCAAATTTAGTAGAACCAAATCACTTAGCTCAAGAATTCATTTTTTCCGAAAACAACTTAGTCCAAGGTAGATATTCAATAATAAGAAGTATTGACATTATATATGGACCTGAATTGGATGTTATCCATATGGGTGGATATACACAATCAACAATTATACCATTAACATTCTCAGATGATGAATTTGTTACGGGAACTAATAAGTTAAATCAGAAAAGTAGATACAAATATATTACTAAGGAATTAGGTAACTACGCAAAGAATGATTATCACACTGATGATGATAGTGTTATATTAAAATATGACGGAACATTATTAGATGTTGATACCATAGAATTGGGTGATTATGTTCGTTCAATTGATTACGTAGACTTAAATGATAACCACGCAGCTAAATTTGAGCAAAGTAAGATTGAAACATTTGGGTGGGATAGTACAGTTGCACAAGACAACTCAACATTAATTCAAACCGGAACCACATTAAATGCGATGGTGTCTGGCGCTGTTGATACGATTTACATCAGAATAACATTATCTGATGGTAGAACTTGGACCGACGCACCGTCAGCAACTTATTATATTGAGGAGAAAGACTCAACTTCAACCAGATTTGAAAAAGTCAATAAAATGTATGTTGGTGACAAATTGGTAATCACAGACGCGAATACCAATCTATTAACAACTGTTGAAATTACTGGTTTGGAAATGGAACACGCACAAAAAACCATTTACAGTTTGGACTTTGAATCTTCGGATTTATTCTTAGTCGACATTGGTGACGGTGATTTCAGTGTGATGCACAACACTTGTTGGTGTCCTTGGAACTATTGTGGACATTGGTGTAATTCTTGGTACTGCCCAAGTTGTAGTAACGTACCATTACCTAAAATCTAAAACTAATTTATTATGGCACAAAAAGAAAGAATAGAAAGACCCGCACAAACAATTAAAGCAATTGTTGCACCCATTTCAAGTGAACTAAAAACAAAAGTAGCAACTGCGTTTGAGGCGGTTGTAACTGCTATTAAGGTTAAACACTTGGGGGAATAAGATAATGTTTTATGAAGTTATTCACATATGGAGATAGTTGGACAGAAGGTGTTGGGGGTAATGTTGAGGAAGAATTAACAACAGAAATTCCTGAGGAAAGAACTAACATAAGACAAAAATATTGTTGGCCAAAACACTTATCAGAACTACTTGAATGTGAAGTTAAAAATAACGGAGTTGGGGCTTTTTCAAACAACTCAATATTCAATACAGTTTGTTATCAATTAAAAAATGAAATCATCACTCAAGATGATTTTGTTGTTATTATGTGGTCCTCCTCATTAAGAGACCAATTACCATTTTTTCCGAACGAGAATAGTTTTCATATTTGGGGTCAACGATATAAGAGTAAACAACATCTTTTCAAATATATTTTCGACGGTGTTAGTGGGGATAATGTAAACTATAATAGAGCAGAAAAAAATTTTAGAGATTACTACATTAGTAATTTGTTTAATGACACGTACTATGACATAGTTAACCAAAACTACATTCTACACTTACAATTTATGTTTAAAGAGTTGGGGATTAGATATGTTTTTTGTGATGCGTTTGATACTATGATTAACAAAAATATTGATGTTCTGGTTGATAAAACTCATTTGATTGAGGGTGAAAGATATTGGGGTTATAGAGATAAAACAATGGCTAATTTGTTAATCGACACAAATAGAAAAGATGTTTGGGAGGATAATAATCGATGGGTGGACACAACCGCAGGTAAACATCCAAGTAACAATGGATATAAATTAATTGCTGAGGAATTGTATAAATTCATAAATGAAGGTAATTTACTAATTCATAATAAAAAGAAAAATTCATATCTACTATGAATTATAACATAAACAATAATTTTTGTGATAGAGAAACCGCTAAAGATATAATTGATTTTTGTCTTGAGTTCGGTGAACCCTTTTCATATAAACCAACCGAAGTATGGGATTGTAGAAGAATGTACGATTCCAATTTTAAAGAAAGAATTATTAATTTATTAACAACCAATTACAAAAATGGAGAGTTTAAATTATGGTTTGATTATTCAACATTTAATTTAAAAAATTTCAATATAAGTTTAACATCGTACTATGATGGTAGGTACCTTAATCTACATAAAGACAAGTCAAGTGAGTTGACGACTGTTATCGTTCTTTCTGACGATTTTGAAGGTGGTCAATTTGTGTTAACCCAAGATGAGAATCCACCATACAACTTTGAGAAATTGGACGGTTTAACATTATGTGATTTGAAATTGGGTGATAGTATTTCATTCAATGGTTCGGAAACATATCACGGAGTTTTACCGGTAACTAAGGGAATAAGATATGCGTTAAATGTGTGGATGACCGAAACTGATTTTGATTATCCGAGAGTTAAAAGTAATAAAACATTGTTATGAGTGTATTAATAATCTCCCTACCAAGAACAGGTTCTACTTCATTGTTACACAAATTAGCAAAAGAGAAAAATTTAAAACCTTTGTTTGAACCGTTTGATGGTACTGGTAGAGTTGAATATAATAGTGAAAAGAATGTTGTGGTTAAAACAATAATATGTCATCACAACGATAATATACAACTATCAAAAAACTTTGATGAGGTGATATTATTAACGAGAAGAAACGTTAAAGAGTGTACAGAATCACACGCTTACCAAACATACTTCTCAAAGATTAAAAATTATGACTCAAACAAACCTTATGTTTATGAAGAGATACCTACAGATATTTTTGAACTGTGCCACAACGACATTATAAAATGGAATAAGGAGTTAAGTGACTTATCCACCAAACTTAATGTCCCAATTACGTATTATGAAGATATTTTTGATTTCAACAGTGAGGAGAGATTAAGAAAAGGTGATAGAGATAAAACAATCAAGAAATTAATTTAACCTATGAAAATATTCGTTCATCATTATTATACCGATATGTTATTTCAAAAGTTCTTTCATAATGTTAAGAACAAAGAGATGGTTGAAGTGGATAACACTAACGGTGCGATTAGGGATATCACATTTGAGTACGGAGGAAAGAACTTTGAAGTGTCATTTAATCCTGAGATAAATGATGATGAGGGGATTCACATAATTGATTTCTTTGGAGCACTTAGACAAAGAGGTCAAGATACAAATTTTGAAAACACCGAACATAAAGGTTCGGATTCTTTTGCCATAATCGAAAGAATGGCGGACCTCATTGAAGACAAAAAGAATTGGGTGGTATCTTTATTTAGAACTGAAAAAATATTCATTAAGAATGATAACGCAAAAGTAAAGACAGACGGAACAATACAAATTGAAGAAATTGAGAATCAAATTCTTAGATTATCAAATCATTATATATTAACTGATAATATTTTTACTAATAAAATAGTATTAAGTAAACACCCAAACTTATACAATCCATTCACTAACATTATTTTTCAATGGAATGAAATGATTAGTATTAGGTGGTTTTATGATTATAAAAATGTTAGTGATGTTATAGTTCCAAAATATAAAATGGGCTATTCGGTTAGAGCACATAAACCCCTCAGAGTTAAAATAGCTGAAGAGTTAACACAAATAGAAGATATATTTGTTTCACAAACGAATGTTATTGAACATAACTCAGTCCAACCAAAATATAGAAAAATTGAAGGAGCTTACTTAAATGATTACGATTCTGAAATTGATTTTCAGAACTTAAGGATATTAACAAACATAACTGTAGGTCTTGACTTTTTCTTGAGGATTTTACCAATGTCTAAAATTCAAATATGTGACGAATCTTGGGCTCATAATTCTGCTGATTACCACAGTCAATACCTAAGTGAAAAGTCATTAGGATTAATTTTAGCAAACGTTCCTTTCATTTCCACTCATTCATATCCATACGATTGTATTATGGATTTGGTTGGGATTAGAAAACATCCTTTTTATGATGAGTCCAAACAATATCAAGGAAATGCTAAACTATTTGCGGATTTTGTAAGAACATTCATTAGTGATTTTGACAACAATTATCAACTATGTAAGGATTGGATTAAAGAATGTCACGACATTTTTATTGATAGATTACATAAAGAAAATTCAATGTTAGATATGATGGTTAATGGTACAATATCTAACGAACCCATACCAAAACGACCATTACTATAATGAGAATAGTATTCACATATCTACCAACCAGACTCAAAGAGATTACTGAAATTTACTTAAAGTACTCAATTCAAAGTTTGAATATACAGGGTGAAGTTCCTATAATATATTCCGATATTGATTATTTTAAAAATTTAGACTTAGTATATGATTGGGTTGAATTGTCCCTATCGGATAGATACCGAAAACCAACAATATGGTCATATCCTAAATTAAAAGTACTATCCGAAATTCAGTTTCCTTTTATACATTTGGATAATGATTTAGTAGTTGAGGATATTAAAAAATTATTAGATATAATTAAAAAGGATAAACTAAATTTATGTTACAAACATCCTTTATCGAGTTCACAAATTGAACATTTTACCGAACTACATAAACTATATTCAAATACCTCGTTAGATTATATGGAATTGAATAACACCTCAATAATTGCGTCTCGCAACTTTAGAAATGTGAATAAAGCATATTCCGAAGTTTTAGATGTTATTGAGTCAAATTACGATTTTTTTAACAAACGTTACCACGGGATACCACCAATAACTTTAAATCAACAATATTTAAATTTATACTTTGATGATATAAATTACCTATATAAACATAACCCATCGTTTGATGAGTTATCAATGAATGGGGTTTGTCACATTGCGGATAAAAATAAAGTTAGTCATTTCATTAGAAACAAGAATTTAATATGAAATCAATGAAGTTTTGGACAAGTTCGGGGTTTGAGGTGGGTAACCATTCTTGGAGATTAGATGAACGTAGGAATAAAACATTTAACACATCAGGTTCCGACATTTCCGAAACGAATACCTACACATACAATGAAATGGGGTTCAGGGGAGATTCATTATATAAGGATGGGTTTAGAATAATGTCAGTTGGTTGTTCCCACACCGAAGGTGTAGGGGTTAGTGATAACCAAACTTGGCCTCACTATTTCTCAAGACAGATACAGAACGGGGTAGATTTAAATTTGGGGTTTGGTGGACGTAGTAATGATTACATTGCTAGATGTGTAATCACCTTAACCCAAAAGATAAGACCTAATTTGGTTAACTTAATGTACACCTACCCATCCCGTAAAGAATACTATCGATACAACGGAGAGTTGGAACCATTTCATATGACTCCTTGGGGTTATTTTAAGGAAGATAGTGAGGGGAAAGAGGAGTACAAATCAATTGCAAGGATTACCCACGACGAGAACGATTTAATCAATTGGTACAAAAACCATCTTCTAATCACCAATTATTTGGAGAATAGGAGCATCCCATATATATGGAACGGTTCTTTCCTGATGGATAACGAATATTCTGACAAATATCGGTTCGATGGTGACTACGGAGATTTCCGTGAATTCTCAATTGATGGTAAACACGCAACACCAAAACACAACGAAGAATACTCCAAAAAACTACTTCAGTTTGTAAAATCCAATTTTCCCGATTATTTACCTAAATAAACGGAAGTCATAACCGACAAACAAAGTATTTATCTAAGTATAATAACATATTAGATGAATATATTTGACGCACACATATCGGGTTCCCTGTCGGTATCCTCTTCAGCGGAGATTCAGGGAAACTTAACGGTACTTGGAATAATTAATGCGACCATTAGTGGTAACACCACAAGTGCAGATACCGCATCTTTTGCTCCGAGATATACCCTAACCTCAAGTTTTTACGCTTACTCAGGAACTACCAACGGTAGACTAACTGCAATAGAAACCTCAACAGCAAGTTTAAACACATTCACATCAAGTGCTCACGGTAGATTAAATTCAATTGAAGGAGTTACTGGTTCAATATCCTCGTTAAACACATATACAGGAAGTAATAATACTGTTATCGGTACATTACAAACCTCAACAGCAAGTTTAAACACATTCACATCAAGTGCTTCGGATAGGTTAGTCGCATTGGAGACATCTACAGGTTCGATAAACACCTATACATCATCTAATACAACCAATATTAATGCTATTCATACCTCAACTGCGAGTTTGAATACATATACAGGAAGTAACAATACTATTATTGGTACGTTACAAACATCAACAGGAAGTTTGAACACCTATACAAGTTCAAACACTACAAATATAAATGCAATTCACACCGCAACCGCAAGTTTGAATTCATTCTCTTCAAGTGCTGATGGTAGATTAACTTCTATTGAGGGGGTAACCGGTTCAATTGCGGCGTTAAACACATATACAGGTTCGAACAACACCGCAATCAATGCATTGAATTCTTACACGAGTAGTAACACTACCAATATTAATTCGATTCATACTGCAACAAGTAGTTTAAATTCATATACAAGTTCAAACACTACAAACATAAATGCTATTCATACTGCAACAAGTAGTTTGAATAGTTTTACAAGTAGTGCTTCGGGTAGATTAACCGCGTTAGAAACTGCATCAAGTAGTTTAAATTCTTACACAAGTAGTAACACAACCGCAATTACTGCGTTGAATTCATTTACCACATCATTTAATACTGCATTTGGTTTAAGTGGTGCAAACGTTACCGTTAAAGGTAATTTAACCGTACAAGGTTCCACAACTCAAGTTGATTCGACAACTGTTAATATTGGTGATAACATTATTCAATTAAATGGTACAGGGGCAACTAATGCAGGTATTGTTGTTAGAGATGCGACATCACCAACACTTACTTCGGGTTCATTCCTTTGGGACTCAACAAACGATAAGTGGGTTGCCGGTCCATTAGGTTCTGAGGATGAAGTTGTGTTAAAGACAGCATCACAAGCATTAACAAACAAAACAATTAGTGGAGGTTCTAACACATTATCAAATATTGGTAACTCTTCACTTACAAATAGTTCAATATCAATTGCAGGTACAAGTACATCATTAGGTGGCTCAATAACTGCGGCAACAATATTAACATCCACAGGTGTTTGGTCGGGTTCTGCTCAATTACCGTCAGGAGTTGTTAGTGGTTCCGCTCAGGTTATAGCAAATTTACCATCAGGAACTGTATCAGGTTCTTCTCAAGTACTTGCAGGGACAACAATACATTCAGGTGCATTCTTTAATGGAATATCTGTCGTGTCAGGTTCTGGTCAAATATCTTTTAACGGAATCACTGATAAACCTACGTTGGTTTCAGGTTCTTCACAAGTATTAAACGGAAGTGGAGTTTGGTCGGGTTCCGCACAATTACCATCAGGTGTGGTATCAGGTTCGTCACAAATTACTTTCTTAAGTATTAGTAGTATACCGAGTGGTTTAGTATCAGGAAGTTCACAGGTATTAGCAGGAACAACAATACATTCGGGTAGTTTCTTTAACGGAATTTCTGTTGTGTCAGGTTCCGCTCAAATTTCATTTAATGGTATAACCGATAAACCGGCATTAGTGTCTGGTAGTTCACAAATTACTTTCTTAAGTATTAGTAGTATACCAAGTGGTCTAGTGTCTGGTAGTTCACAAATTACATTAACAAGTACACAAGTTACCAATGGTTTAGGATACACACCATATAACGCAACCAATCCAAATGGATATATTAGTTCATACACTGAAACTGATACACTGGCGTCGGTAACCGCACGTGGGGCAAGTTCGTCCACACAAATTACTCTTTCGGGTAAGTTAAGAATGAGTTCTGATTTAGGTGTAGATGCAGGTAATGCATTATATTTTGGTAGGGAAGAATCTTTTGGTGGTTCTAATACAGGCGGTGACGATTATGGTTATATAACATTTGATAATAACAGTACAACTTATAGTGATGCTGGCGGTACTGAAAGGTCAGTACTTAGAATAGGTACATCTAATGATGGTGTAGGTAATGTGGAAGATAACTTAGCCATAGAATCTACCGCCAACATATATTTAAATCCTGCAGGTGTCATATATCGTGGTAATAAAGCAACAAGATATACAATTTGGGATTCAGGTAACTTGACTAACCTTAATCAATTAACAAACGGACCTGGTTATATAACAGGAATTAACTCAAGTGCTGTTACAACTGCTTTAGGTTATACACCATATAACGCAACTAATCCAAATGGTTATATAACAGGAATTAATTCAAGTGCAGTAACTACGGCATTAGGATATACACCATATAACGCAACTAATCCAAACGGTTACATAACAGGTATTTCATTTGCAAACGTCTCATCAAAACCAACAACTCTAACTGGGTATGGGATTACTGATGCATTACCATTAGCGGGTGGAACATTAACTGGTGACCTTAGATTTAACAATAGTGGTTATGGTAGAATAGCATTTACTGACAATTATCACGGAATGATTCTCCGAGGTAACCCTAATAACGCCGCGGGAGACATCACAGCAGGAGACGTAACATCCTTAGTTCAACATAGTGGAGACTTTAGATTCTATAGAACAAACGGTACTATAAATGAAATTTATTTTCAAGTAAACGCAACTGCACCTTATTGGAGAGGAAATACGATATATCACGCAGGAAATATACCTACGTGGAATCAAAACACGACAGGAACTGCATCTAACATTACATCGTATACAATTAATCAAAGCGTTGGAACAAGTAACGCCCCAACATTTGCAGGACTAACCTCAAATGGAACATTAACTGTTAATGGTACTGGAATTTTCACGTCAGGTGCGAGTGATTGGCAAATCTCGTTAAGAAGTACCGATACGTGGGCGGGTATGGAATTTGACGATACCAATAGTTCACCTGACTATATTTGGTACCACGGAGGAGCACAAACGTTTGCGATTGGTGGAGGAGGCTCAAATGTGAGTGGTAAAAAATTACACGTTCACGGAGGAATGACTATTGGTTCAGGTCTAGTGTCGACATCAACAACATCGAATGGTTTATCCGTTGAAGGTAGTATAACCATCTCAACAAATAATGCAACCGGTGGAGGTATTATTTTGGCTGATGATGGTGATATTGTTGATTTAAACGACGCATATTGTTCTATGAGATTTAGTGCTGGTGTTCGTATTTTTTCGGCAAATAGAGGCGGCTCCGCGGTGATTACTTTAGGTTCAAACGGTAATTTAACAACTTCAGGAACAATTACGGAAAACTCGTCAATCAGATATAAGAAAGATATCGAAACCATTAGTTATGGTTTGGATAAAGTTTTACAATTAAGAGGTGTTACTTACGTTAAAAAAGAGAATAACGTTAAAGAAATGGGTGTTATTGCAGAAGAAATTGCCGAAATTTTACCTGATGTGGTACTTTACGATTCAGAAGGTAAAGTAGATTCCGTATCTTATGGTAGAATTACAGCGGTGTTAATCGAGGCGATAAAAGATTTGAAAAAAGAAATAAACGAATTAAAGAATAATGGCTAATTTTTTAGCAAATACGAGACCAGCACCTGGCGTTCAGTTGGGATTTTTTAGAGATAGGTATTATGGTGGAAACAATTATTTTCACTATAAAACAAACATCAATATGAACAATATTATGTGCACTATTGAAGCTGTTGGTTATGCGTATGGTGCAAATCAAGCAATTAGAGCCGCTTGGAGTTTTTACGCTTACGCTGGTTCTAATTCAACAATACAAATCGGGACATCAAATGTTTACGGTGGTCTAAGTGCACACGGAGTTTACACATCATCAGATGGATATGTAGTTATAAGAGCAAACTGTGCATCGTACTATAGTGGATGGATTCTTAATGCGTATTGTTTAAATCCAACAGGATATAATTTTGTAGTTAGTGTAACAGCTAGCGTTCAAACAGATAATGCAGGAAACTACTACTAATGGCTAATTTACAAGGAACTGGAATATATCCTGAAAATGGTTACTTAGAACAACTTGGAATATATAATGTTGCCAATTTGTCATCGGGAGGTGGTCAATATTATCATATGAAATTGAACATTACCCATCAGTCATATGCAATGATAATGATTGAGGCTGTTGGTTATAATTACGGAACTTCAGCACCCATTAGATGTGCTTGGAATTTTTATTGTTATAGTTACTTTTTTGGTAATGTTCAAAACTCAGCATATGACGGATTAACAGCACATAGTCACTATGTTGCTGCGGACAACAAAATTGTGATTGTAGCATATGCAAGTAGTTTATATTATTGTGGGTTTACGTTAAATGCGTATAATACCGCAGGAAATGGTTATGGAACCATAACGTCCGTAGTATCTGCGGTTCAAACATCAGCGGCAACATATTATTAAACTATGGCAATATTAACACCACCATTTAGAATAGGTTCAGTAAGTAGTTGGTACTTTCAACAAAAGTACATCTACACTTTTAACACCACTGCGGGTAGTCCATTGTATATCCATATGAAGACTAATTTAATTGGTGCAACAACATATAATATGTGGATGTTCGAAGCGGTTGGTTATAATTACGGAGTTGCTGCACCTATTAGATGTTCTTGGGGTTTTCATATTAGTACCGCAGGTATGCCGTATACTAATGGTTTCCTTTACAATATAGGTTTGAGAAATCAATACCCTGGTATGTCTGCACACGGAGTTTATATTGCGTCTGATGGATATATTGTATTGAGAGCATATGCAAATGGTAGTAATTATTATAACGGATTTACATTGAATGCATACGCAACAAGAAGTGATGTAACCCAATCAAATGTAAGTATAATCGCAGCCGTTCAAACAAGTGATAGTGGTAACTATTATGGAGGACCGGTACAATAAAATTAAAAATATATGAGAAGATTTATTGATAATTTAGGAGTGTTTCATTTATTACTTGATGGTGAAACACCACAAGAAACTTGGACAGAGGTCATTGACCAATATAAAAGATATAGAGCACCAAATGGTGATATCCATACTATATTATTTGATGCAGAACCTGAAGAAGACTGGGTTGAAGATAATATTGAATATATGCCGTACCCTGACCCTTCATATGTCCCACCATACGGTGCATTAAGAAAGATGAGTTATCCTGATTTAGGAGAACAATTGGATATGTTATGGCACGAAATAAATGAAAATGGTTCGATATCATCTTCAGGACAATGGTTTCAATCTATCAGTGATGTTAAAACTCAGTTTCCTAAGGACGAAGAATAACATTGACATTTATAAAAATTTTTAGTATAATTAATTTATGGAAAAGATATCATTAAAATTAAAAGACGTACTTCAATTAGAAAGTGAAATTAACGGATTTACTAATCCTGAGACTGGTGAAAAATATTATGAAGGATTTATAAATCAAAAATTATCAATCATCTTAAAATACGATTTGACTGAAACTACTAAATTTTTAGAAACTGAAAGAAAAAAAGTAGATGGATTGAGAGATGAATTAGTAACCAAATATGGTAAGATGGACAATAATAGTAGAATTGTTGTTAATATGCATATTTTCGAAAAAGACGAAAATGGTGTCATTATCTCAAAAAAATTAAATCCCGATTACTTAGAATTTGAAAAGGAATACACCCAATTATTAGATAAAGAGATTGAGGTAGAATACCCCGAAATTACAAAAGAGGATTTAGTAAATGCAGGAAAAACAAAAGACAATTATATAGTTTTATTCAGACTAATAAAAAATAAGGAGGTTAAATAACCTCCTTTCTTATTTCTATCATCATATTACCAATTTGATATTCACCCACCTCATAGTAGGGTATCGATAACCTCAATTTATGTAAGGTTCTAATATCCATATCATCAAATGGTGCAGTTTCATAAATCATCACATCTACGTTATCTGTGAACGTAAATTTCGACCTTAAATCATAACGGGTATTCTTCTGTTCATTTTCAATATAGTCCTCAGGAATCGTCCCTATTTCGATTTTATCGAAGAATGGTTCAATCTCCATAAAACGATTTCTATTGTTGGTGGTTAAACCCATTGTGAAGGTTTTATACTTAAAGTTCTTCTCTTCCCAATATCTTAGTTCATTGAATGCTGAGAATGGTATACCCCACTTTCTAACAAAGTTTCTATTGGATGATACTTCGATAATTCTTCTATCAACTCTCATATCATCACTGAATCTTGAAGTCTGCGAAACAAAATGATAAACAATTGCGGAATCACAAGTTTTTAGTTCGTAACCTTTTAGTTTCGCACGAACCAAGAAATCGTCATCTTCACAGAAACACGGAACGAAACTAAATCCATCGAATCCACCCACATCATCAAACATCTTTTTAGTTCCACTCATAAAGAATACCGCACCATCATATAAGTTTTTACTATCCTTCCATTGATTTACATAACTGTTAAAATGGAAGTAATCGAAGTCATCAAAACTTGAACCTAAATTCAACAATACTTTACCTGGTCTTAAGTGACCTTTGAATATTGGGGGTTCTATTGTGGTGTAAGAGATAAGAGTATTCGGATTCTCATCTAATAACAATTCTAAGTTTTCAAGAAAGTATTCACCTAAAATCATATCGTTGTGAATCAACACTAATTTATCAGTATCAACCAACTTGATTCCTGCGTTATATGTGTCCGAGAATGTTATTCTATCATCATCGTGTATGAATGATAAGTTATCATCATTTAATGACTCTAACCACTCTTTCGTTCCATCACTTGAACCACCACTACTAATTACAAATGGTGCTTCGGGATATAACAGACGAACCCTCTCATAACATTTTTTTGTTAGGTCTAATTTATTGTAGACCGCCATTACTAACGATATACTCATCTCATTTTACTTATTACATTCGACCAAGCAATTCCGTCTTCTCTAATAACAGGACTAAACTCAGCTTTTAATACCGTTTTTGATATGTGTCCACCCATTTTCCAGTTTAACATTTGAAATGCTTGTTTAGGTCCTTTATGAATTAAAAAATTATCACCATACCATACTTTTAATTCTTCAGGTATAGGTCGATATGAATTTTTATGTATGAAGAATAAACAAGCAAACCCACCAATCAATTGATAAATTGGAGTTAATAAAAATCTACCCTTAGGTTCTGTCCAACACCCATCACCTAATCCAATGATACCCTTATCTTCAGTTATGCTATCGTGAATTTTATCAAGTAAAGACCAGTCAGTTGTTATGTCATCATTAAGAAACATTAACTTATCTTCTTTTGCAATTGAATAACCTTTATTCCAAGCGGGATTCACATATGTGTTTCTACCTTCTTTAATGTAAACTAATTTTGGTATCTCTTCTTTTATGTGAATCTCATCATCATTTGTGTTATCAATCAAAATCAATTCACTAACTAAAGGATGTGAAGTAACTTCTTTAACTAGTTCAACAACACCATCAGGCACGAACATCGTCGGCATTATTACACTTATCATATATTATTTTTTATTTTTCCAAAATGAATAAATTCCTTTATCTAACTCATAGAACGGCCAAACAAATCTTTCTCTTACAGGTTGTTGTTTTGCCCAATCCCACATCTTTGTTAGTCCCTCTTTTAAATCCGTTTTAAACTCAAAATCTAATAGGTCTATCGATTTTTGCCAAGTAGGTATTGAATGTTTAACTTCGTGTCTTTGTTCATAATATTGAACAGAACCACCACCAACAACTTCTCTTAATATTTCGTTAGCTTCATTGATTGAATATTCTTTGATACCACCAAGATTTATAATTTGTTTACTTGCTCTAATATCTTGAGACGCTTTCCATAATGGTCCAAGACTATCATCAATATAACTAAATGCTCTTGTTTGTGTACCATCACCAAAGATTGTCATCGGTTCACCAATCATATGTTGATACATCCAAATACCCAATACGTTTCTATACTTGTCCCATATGTTTTGTTTAACTCCAAATACATTATGAGGACGAATGATACACCAATCTAATCCGTGTTGTTCACCAGCAATTTGAATATCCATTTCACAACCATACTTAGCAACACCATATGGGTCAATAGGTTTAGGTACTTGAACCTCATCAAACATATTACCGTCTTGGTGACCATACACCGCTAACGTTGATGTAAACACTAAACGTTTAACATCGTGTTTGATACATTGTGTTATGATTCTCGATGTTGCAACTAAATTGTTTTGATAGTTGTAAGTTCGAATGAATGGTGATAACCCTTCTGCTGCGTATGCTGCAAAGTGATAAACGTAATCAAACTTATGAACCTCGAAACAATTTTCAATTGGATGTTCAACCAAATTCATTTGCCAAAACTCAACCTTTGGATTTACATTTTCTTTGTAACCACCACTCAAATCATCCATACCGACTATGTGTACATCTGGATGATTCTCAGCAATATAGTCTGCTAATCTTGACCCTAATAATCCTGCAACTCCTGTTATTAATATCTTCATTTTATAATGTTATGTAAAAGTTATTTTGTTTTTCTTGCCTTTCAATTTTTTTATGATGGATTATACAAAAATCTTCACTATCAGGTAACGAGGTAATTGTTTCGGCACCCATAATTCTTTCGTGAACATTACCAAACCATTTTAAATTCTTCCTGAATATTCTACCCTGTTTATCAGGAAAGTTTATCCAACCCTTTTGGTTTACACTCCAACCCCACTTCCTTATGTGTTCATCAGTTATCCCATCAACTATGTTTATTCTTGATAGATAATATAAATCAACCTCAGGATTAGTTTCGAGTATCGGTTTAATGTTTAACATAAACATTTCACCAATCAACTCATCAGCATCCAATTGGAATATGTAATCACCTTTACAATAGTCAGATAATTTGTTCTTCCAATCTGCAAAGTTATTTCCAAAATCTAATCCTCTCCAAGTCTGTACATTCGGTAATTTATTAAAATTTAACAAATATTCAAGTACTTCAGGAGAACCATTTTTCTCATCAAAAAGAATTACCACTTCATCATTGATTCCTTTTTTCTCAATCAGGAAAGGTAACAATCTTTTGATTTCGTCTAATTCATTACAAACTGTAATTGCGTAACTTAATATCATATTTTATGCTCTTTGATTAAATCCTCCGTTTATTCTTCTTGTTAGTTGATTCACAATGTCGTTATCAATTTCACGAGAAATTGTTTCAGAAAGTGCTCTCGATAATTCTGATACAATATCAGTATAATTGACACCATCATCCACTAATTCTGGTCTCCAATCTACACGTAACACTCTTGCCTTTTTAGGAATACCTCGAAAAAATTTAAATTCACTAACCATTTTGAATCTCCCTTGCAAATAATTTAAATGTTGAACCTTCATTACTTGTAAATGTTACATTACCATTGGGACTCGGTGATAAACGAATGGTACATTCATTAGGACCCGTGGCAAACACTGTAGGTTCATTATCACCAAATTGAAAACAAAACTCAACATTTTCAGGATAGTACGCTGCTCGACTTAATGTTAAAATTTGTGTCGGTTCTAAATCTGAAAATAAACTATTATTATCCCTTAAAAATTTAAACGACATTACTTAATTTTTGTAAGTTTTGGTAAAACCAAATTATGTTCTTTAGGTTGAACGGTATATGGTTTAATCAAATTCATAAACACATCTTTCATTTTTTCCATTGAGAACTTTTCTTTATTTTCTTCTCTTAGTGTTTCAGATTTTTCTTTGAATTTGTCATAATCATTTTTAACTAATCTTAACACTTCTGCGAACTCATTATAGTTTGCGGTAAACCATTTAGACCCTCTTAGTATAAAACTATCAGCAGCACTTTCGTGTACATCAGTTAATGAACCACCAATCATAATCGCTTTATCCATTGGTAAGAAATCTTTATGACCTGACCAGTTAGACGCTATGATTGGCTTTCCTGTCATTGAAAATTCTAATAGAGGTCTACCAAAACCTTCACCCTTTGTGATTGATACCATCGATTTAATCTTAGGATGATTATACAATTCATTCATTTCTTGATTAGTTAATTCACCAAACAATAGATAAACGGATGGAGGATTATCATATCCTTTTGTTAACTCTTCAATCTTTCTTCTCATATTCTCACGTTCTTTAATTGAGAATGTTGCCGAAGAAGTCTTAAGTATAAGTGCAGGTTTATCTTCAATATCTTTGAATGATTCCATAAAACATTTAATCATCATTCCCACATCCTTTCTATCTTGACCAAGTGAACCCTTTAACCAATGACCAACAAACAAGTACGCAAAATCTTCTTTGATATCCAAATCAATACCATTATATTCATTATTGAATGTAGAAACATCAACACCTTCAAATAGAACTTCTATCGGTTTTTGTATCTTATGTTGTTTAATTAATTTTCCTGTGTTGTTTTCATTCTCATTGTATACAGTTGATAACAACACTTCTTTTGAGAACTTCGATGTCGTTATAACTAAATCCATTCTATTACAACCATCAATCCACTCTTTAGGTGCAACTGTAGTTTCGATTCCTGCAGTTATACCAACATTAAACTTACCTCTCCTTTCAAATTCATTAGGTACAGTTACTTGAACATAAAAATCAGAGGTAACACCGGCAGGGTTAATTATGTTAGATTCAATCCACATATGAAACTGATTATCTTTTTCTAACGCAGTCATCGGAGTTGACCCCCACATACAACTATCTATCTTAATCTCAAACAAATCCATTTCATATAATGCTTGCAACAAATCTCTTGAATGTGCACCATATCCACTTCTTGTTTTTACAGGTCCTCTAAATAATAAAAATGGTTTCATATTATACTATCTTATATAAGTCAAATCTTTTTCTTGGTTTATAGTTTTCAAAAACTCTTTCAATACCTTCAATCAATGAGTTATTCATATTGTCTGAAGATAAATTCTCAATCATAAATTCTCTACCTAACAAACCTCTTCTTTTTCTCTCTTCCTTACCCCAAGAATAAACTGTGGCAATTTTATTTGCGACCTCATCATCATTAACTCTATCGTCAAAGATGTAAGGTGTGGGCACTGAACCATTTAAGTTAATTGCTGCCGGCCAAATAGGAAGAACCCATTCACCGTGTAATGTTGAACCGTGCGTCTTCTTATCGTGTAGAGTACCAAATGTAATGTAGTCATCGGCACTATAATTAAATCCACATTGGTCTTGTAAACCACCAGTCACATTTACAATGATTGGTGTACCTGCCATTAATGATTCTGCAGTTGTTAAACCAAACCCTTCGTTGTTTGCTATGTTAATGGTACAATCAACAAGATTGTAAATTTCATTTAACTTATCTTGTTCTAATTTTAAACCTGTGAACTTAACATCATAAGGACACAACGCATCAATCACAGCAGGTAAATCAGTTCCGTTCTCATCAACAGCGGCTGTATGCATTAATAATAAACATTTGTCCGATTGTTCTTTTGGTAATTTATCACAGAATAATTTATAAGAGTAGATTACATCCGATGGTTGTTTTCTTCTTATGTTTCTGTTGTTATAGAATAACACAAAATCATATTCCTTGTCACCAAACATTAGTTTTTTAATATCATCACTAACATCATCTAAAGGTTTGAATACTTTTGGATTGATTCCGTGAGGTACATAACTAATTTGCCAATCTTCCAATGGTTTATGTGTAACCTCATCAATCATTTTACCAACTCGATGAACAATACCATAAGTTTGTTTAGATATACAACCAACCCAATCACAACTCTCGTAGTAATCTCTGTTGTACTTTGGGTCAGGTAAATCATCCCAAATGTGATAATACAATATCGGAACTTGTTGTCTTATCTCGTGTTCATTATCATATAACCATTGCCAATAATGTGGGTCAGTAAAATGTAAGATTGCGTCTGGTTTTTCAATTGCTAATAATGTTCTTAAAATATTAATATCACCATAACCGTGGCTAGGATATATTTTAAGATTTGCATCTTCAATACCTGTTCTATCTCTCACATCTTGATTTACATCCACCACTTTACCAAACTCAGGATGTTGAATTGCAGCACCCAACTGTACCCAATCGTACTTGTGAATTGTCCCCAACACAAGTTCCCTTGACATAGTAGATATACCTGATGTCATTCTCAAATCATCAGATAATAATAATATCTTTTTTTTCATTAATTAAAACTTTGAACCGCTAGATGCTAACCCATTATGATTGTCAATCTTGTCTTTGAAATCTTCACTTTTAGTATATAAATCTAAAGACCTGTTTACGAGTTTTTGTAGGTTGATTGAACCATCAATCGATTTAATTTTGAATTTTTTATAAACATCATCTAAAATGTTTACACTAGTTAATTTAACTTCAGCTTTCATATTTGTATATAAATTTTTATATATTATATAGATAAAAAATATCGGACAGAAGTCCGATATTGTTAACTTTATTGAGGTTCTTCTGATGAATTAATCTCTCTTAACTTATTAGCAATTTCATTGATAAGAGTACTTTGTTCTTCAGTGACAGGACCTAATTCGGTAGAGGTAGTTTCTTCCGAAAAGTTTATTTGTACTTCAACCGGTAGAGGTGTGTTTTGTGGTTGAACATTTCTTTTTTTACATCCGCATCCCATATTGTTTTCTTTTTATATAAATATTTTGGTTTATTGTTTTTTATTCACTATATTTTAATAAAATCTAACAAAGATTTATTTAAAAATCAAGTGAATATGAAAATAGGTGTGACAGGGTGTTCACATAGTTCAAGAAATTACGGAGGAGAACCTTGGTGGTTTCATATGGGTGAAACTCTAAATGCGGAAATTATTGATTCCTCATCGAGAGGAGGGTCAAATGAAGTTAATATTGAGAAAGTAAAATACATTATTGAAAACAATCCCGACTTAGATTTATTCGTTTTTCAATTAACTCACCCCGCTAGAACTATGATGGGAGCTTCGATGATTAAATCCGATGAAAGGGGATTACATTCACCATCAAACGTGAACGGTGTTAAGTATTTTAACTTCACCACAATGAGGAATGAAAAGGCGTTTGAAACTGAATTTAGTAAATGGTACGATACTAATAAAGTTTTAGATTTTATCTATCAACAATCCATAATTTCAAAATATAATCTCGAAATTAAGATTCTACATACAATATTGTTAGTACATCACATTTGTGAATCATATGGTAAAAAAGTGATATTCTTTAGTTGGTACGAGGACATCCATCAATTGGCTGAAAAATCAGGTTATTTGGAATTGATAAAAAAAATACGTATACTTTATGGTACAGTTGATGACTTCACAAAAAACAATAATGTACCACCAATACCGAAGGACTCACATTTTGGAAATGAATCACAAAAAATAATATTCGATAATTTCATATACCCACAACTTAAAAACTTAATTTAAAATGGAAAAAGACTTTAAACCGGTCAAAAGTGTTTACACATCTAACTTTGAGGCGATTAGAAACATTATGGATTTGTACAAAATCGAAAGATTCGATTTGGATTGTACCTATTCGAAAGGTAATTTTTGGAAAGACTTACCAGGCCCAACATACAAAAGTGATTTATTCCCTGTAAATGAGTCAGTTGTAGAGGCCGACTCTGAGAACCTACCATTTGAGAACAACTCAATGAAGAGTATTATGTACGACCCGCCATTCGTGGTTGCGGGAGCATCGTATAAAGGTAATAAGGAAGGTAGCTCCATTATTGCGAAGAGATTTGAGGGTTACACAACATATAATGACTTGAAAGTCAATTACTTCAACACTTTAAAGGAATTGTATAGAATTTGTGATAAAGGTGGATATGTGGTAATGAAATGTCAGGACACTGTATCAGGTGGTAAGAACCACTTCACCCATTGTTTAATTATGAATATGGCTTTACAGATTGGATTTTACCCGAGAGATATGTTTGTACTTACTTCCAATGTGAGAATCAATAGTTTTGGTACTAAATGGACTAAACAAGAACACGCCAGAAAATATCATAGTTACTTTTGGGTATTTGAAAAGGTAAAACCAAAAGTTAAGTACGATTTTATAAATGCGGTTGATAGTTTTATTGAACAGGATTCTGTGGAGTCCCAAGATACATTTTAACTTTATCACCAATTTTGAAATTGGAACAGGTTCCTGATGGGAATTCGATTACGTGGTCACCGATACCCCTGTATCTTTTATCACAATCGTCCTCACAAGGTTGACAATCACGATGTATGTTACTTATTCTGTTTTTATTAACAAAAACAATATCAAGTGGTATTAGACACTTCTTCATCCAAAATGAATGTGTCCCCATACCCATTTTAAACACCATACACCCGTTTAGGGACTCTCTACCCATCATACCTCTTTGTAGTTCGTCTGGTTGGGATAGATACTCTGCAGGAAATGTTTGGTTGTTAATTAAGACTGACATACCTATAATTATTTGGTTTTCTCAAAATAAATTCGTAATATTAAATTATGGCAAGTATTTTTAATAATTTTTTGGAATATAGGACATCCCAAGAGTTGGATACCTATTTGGTTGATAAGTTGGATAAGGAGACTGCACTCAAAATTATAGAACTCTCAATTGAGACTTTACAGGGTCAGGGTGCCTATACTTTGGCCGAGTCACACACATTGTACAAATGTTTAAATAAATTAAAAGAAGAAACTAAAAACGTAGATAATGATTGATTTAACGGCAGAAATGGAAAATTACAACAAGGTAAAAGACATTGTACTTGCGAAACTTGTTGACGAAGGTTTATTGGACCAAGATGATGCAGATGAATTTTCTGACAGATGTCAAGTTCTTGCATATAAAGGTAAATGGTTTAGTAAATGGTTTGATAAGAATATGAAGACCGAAACTAACAGCTCTGATACCTATTATATCCGTATGATTGAAATGAGAGAGAAGGAAGATGAGGTGGACCGATTATTAAGAAGAACAACAGGAAATTACGGTGATGATGATTAAAAATTATCTTCTAATCTTATTTTTTCAAATTATGTTTAATATCTTCAAAGTTATGGAGATTAAGTACACATATGAAAACAAGATTAGAAGTTTATTACTTAATAGTGTTTGGACAAGTTTAGTGTCGTTAGGTGCAACATATTATTCCTTGGACAGTTTATTCAAAGGAGATTATCTCGGAGTAGTATTTTACATCATTGGGAGTATCATAGGTAAATGGTTTGCAATGGTACACTACGAAAAAACAAAAGAAAAACTAAAACCACTTTTCAAAAAGAAAGATGATTAAAGAACCAAAATACCTAACTGATTTTTTTATATATAAAAAGAAACATCATTGGTTTATGATACCAACAATTGTTTTCTTTTACAATAAAGAAACTTTTTTTGAGACCGGTATATCGATGCCAGCGTGTGGTTTATCGTTTAGATGGTTAACATTTTTTATGGGTGTACAAATACAAAAAAATGCATACTACAAAAAATAAGTTGTGGTGTTTTGGTGATAGCTATACACAAAGATATAACCCAAACGTCGATTGGTGTAAAAGTTACATCGATTATAAAGGTTATTTACCAAAAGTTTATTGTGATTTTTTAGGTGAAAAATTGGGGATTGAAAGTGAGAACTTAGGAGTTGGGGGATATGATAATTATTCTATTTTCGGAACCTTGTGTAATAACGTACATAGAATTAAAGAAAATGATATTGTAATTATTGGTTGGTCGAGTGTGATTAGATTTAGACTTGCTGCTAAAGATGGTGATTGGGTGAAATTTGTACCTGGCACCGTAACGGATTATCACATCACTCATCACACCGATATGTCAAGAAACACAATTGAGGAGATTTTTGTTAATAGAGATAACCCAATTTATTATAGAGAAGTTAATAATTGGATTCATTTTATTAATCATACAATGAAGAAAAATAAAATAATTCATTGGACACCATTTGATGATAATGTTGATTTAAATGTACATAAGTTATTGAAACTTGAAACAATAAAAATGGATAGTAATAATATTGTTAATGATAATCATTATGGTGAGAATGCACATAAAACTCTTACCAATATATTTTTTGAATTACTAAAAGATAAATTAATATGAAAAATGTAGCAATCAGACTTTCTATTGCAATAATTGTAATAATGACTTTACTAATTATTACACTGAATAAACCGGACAATACACCTATAAAATCTGATTCGATTTGTAATGAAGATTCATTACGAAATGAAGTAATTAATTTACAAGGACAATTAGAACAACTAGAGGATGGTTTTGATAAAAAAGAAAGAAGATATGAAGACGTACTTTTTGAATATGAGTATGGTTTAGATAGGATAAAAGAAACTCACCCATCGGCATATAAAGAATTTCATAGAATTATATCTTACAAAGAAAGATATACCAATCAAGATAAAATTGAAAACGAAAAAAGATTAAACATTTATGAACACAATAGATAGTAAGTATCAAGAATTATTACAAGACATTTTAGATAACGGTGTTGTTAAAACTGACAGAACAGGTACTGGTACGATATCAGTATTTGGTCGTCAAATAAGACATCGAATGTCACAAGGGTTTCCATTACTTACAACCAAGAAGATGGCTTGGAAGACAATGGTGACCGAGTTGATTTGGTTCTTAAGTGGAAGCACCAACATCAAGTATCTGGTAATGAATGGATGTAATATTTGGAATGGTGATGCATTTAAGAACTACACTAAAAAAATTAATGACATTATTGATGGATACAAGTGTGGTGATATAATGGGAATGCAACCACACGTAGAAGAGTGGTTTAGTGATTCTGATAAATTAACTCCATTAACTCAAGAAGAGTTTATTGATAAAATAAAAATGAATGATGAGTTTGCCGAACATTGGGGTGAGTTAGGCCCAATATATGGTAAACAATGGAGAAGTTGGTTAAAAGTTGGTGAAGAGATTGACCAAATTCAAAACCTAATCGATGAACTTAAATCAAATCCTGATAGTAGAAGATTAATGGTATCTGCTTGGAATGTTGGTGAGTTAAACCATATGATTCTTCCTCCTTGTCATTATGGGTTTCAAGTATACACTAGAGAGTTAACAGGAGAAGAAAGATGGGATTTGTTAAAGAAGAAAGTTGGTGATGAAAGGTTTCAATTGATGGTTGATGATATAGTTCCATTCGGTGGAGGGTTAAGTGAAGAATTACAAGCGTACAATATCCCAAAAAGAGCAATTTCATTAATGTGGAATCAACGTTCAGTGGACACATTTTTAGGACTACCATTCAATATAGCATCATATGGTTTATTACTTATGATGATTGCGGATGAAATGAATATGGTACCCGATGAATTAATAGGGAATTTGGGAGATGTGCATTTATATAAGAACCACATAGAACAAGCAAAAGAACAAATAAAGAGAGAACCATTTGATTTACCGACGGTACACGTTAGAGATGGTATATTTTCATTTGGGGGTCGGGATGTGATATTAGAGAATTACCAATCACACTCAACAATTAAAGCACCAATAAGTAATTAAAATATGAATAAAAAATTTAAAGAAATAATATGGTTAATAATTGTTTTAACCCTATTAACAATATCGGCGTTTAGTCAGAATCAATTTTCTGATTATGTAAATTATCAAAAGTCACTGGTTGATGGTGATTATGTTTATGTTATGGTTAAAGGTAAAACTGAAATAATAACTTTAACTGATAGTGCAAAATTAGACGCCTTCATTAGAGATTGGTTAGGTGTTAAGTATAGACTAGGTGGTCGAACAAAAAGTGGGATTGACTGTTCCCAATTCACTAAAAGATTATACCGTGATGTTTACGGATTAGAATTAAAAGATGTTGCATATAAACAATGGTCACAAACTAATAGAATAACCAAGACTAATTTAATCATTGGTGATATCGTATTCTTTAATACTCGAATTAGCCCAAGTGGTTGGCATTGTGGAATTTACATTGGTAATGATAAATTTGTCCACGCAGCAAATAAAGCTGAAGGTGTTAAGATTAGTAGTTTAAGTGAACCAAAATATAAAAAATCATATAAAGGAGCTGGAAGACTATGATAACAAGAGAAAAAATATCGGAAATTAATCCTGACGCAATTCTATGGGACGAGTTAGACTTGGCCATTATCGGTTTTACACAGGAAGGTAGGGCAGTCTATGATATTAATAAACTGATATCCGAAACTCAAAGGATAAATGAGTTTACGTACGAAGATGCTTACGAATGGGTTGAATTCAACATACTAAATGCGTATGTTGGGGAGTACACACCGATTCACATATATCCGATAAACGAAGAAGATTAACGTCCTTGACCTTTGTATCTTTTTGGTTTTTGGTCTTTTGGACCATAAGATTTACGAGCTTTACCTGTACTTTTCTTACCAAATGATACCTTCATTGATGTAGAACTTCCCTTAGACTTTGCCATATATATAAAAGTTTTTAAATAAATAGTGATATTCCAGTTTTTTTCCTATATTTGAATTCTACTAATTATACACTTATATGAAAAAAGAAATTCTCGCTCAAAGATACTCTTTCACTGAAATTCACCCATACAGGGATTATTGTAAGCTTTCTGAAAAACCGAAAAACAACGCATTTAATACTTTCAAAGTAGATAATTGGGATTTCGACAGTGAATCTATGAATAATATATTCGTACGTTCATATAGTACTCATACAATTGAATTAGAGAATAAGTCAGAAATGAGAAAAAAGAACACTAAGTTTTTTTATTCTCCTGAGTCTACCGGTATTAATGTACAATTAAATGGGTACTTCAAAAAAAACGGTGCATATTATACAAAAAATGATAGACAAATAAAACAACACTTTGGTAGAGCGTTCAGTTCTATTGAAACATATTATTACGAAAGGTCAATAGTTCAGAACGGGGATAAATTAACAATTAAATTGTATGCTCAAACAAAGAAGCGATTTGTAAATTGTAAGTACTTTAAAAAAGCAACGACCATCAATGGAATTTGTTTAAACTTAAAGACAGGTGATATCACAACATTTGATAAGGTGTACAATTCAAACGTAATGAAAGCCAGAAAGAATACTTTTGGTAATTTGTGGATGTCATTAGATTCTTTATTAACTCATTTTGGTGCTAGAGTAGATAAGTTTATTACTAATAACGATTTTAAAAGTTCAATAAAGATACAAAAAGAACTATCTGAAGAATTTAGTGATAAGGTTTTCTTTGAAACATTATACCATTTCTTCAATACCTTCCAAAACCATAAAACGACAGAACCAAATTATGGTGTGAAAAGGGATTCTAACCAATGGATATATAACAATTTAATCGACTTGTTCGTGATGATTAAAGGTATTAAAACACCCGATAATTACAGAAATTTAATTACGTTTTGTTACCCAACAAAACCCTTTCTTAAAAAGAACGATAATAAATTAGTTGCCGCAATATTAGATAGATTAGGAATTAAATCTAAACAAACAATTAAACTTCTACATAAAAATCCCGATATTGATATTACAAGTCTATTCAGATTAAAAAGATATTTTGGTGAGGAGATGTTTAAGTACCTATCAAATATTAATATTGATATTTTTTGTAAAAATATGTCAGATAAGACTATTTCACCTTACACTAATAATTTCTACAAAGAAAAGGTCACATATGATAATACGTTTTATTTAAACGATACTGAGAAATATAATCTAATTAAATTATTTAATGAGTACGCAACGGTAAATGAAAACAATCATAGAATGGATACCGTTTTAAACAGTCAGTTAAATCAAATTGATGACCATTTTTTAATGATTAAAAAGTTGAGGGATTATTATCCTGATATGATGTTGAGAGCTAAGAACTGGAAAGAGTTTCATAATGAACACTTAGAATTATCACGTCTTGACAGATTGATAAAAAAGGGTAGCGTAATTGAATATGTCTTTGATGAGAAATTAATTTCAATGATAGAAGAACCAATTAAAGTTTGGGAATTAGATGGTATCTACCCAAGTATGGAAAAATATAGAATGTACTATCCTGTATTATTGAAACAGGAAATGGAATATTCTGAGGAGGGTTCACATATGCATCATTGTGTTGCGTCATATTCAAATAAAGAAATATCTATAATTGTATCATTAAGAGCCGACAGTGTAATTGGTAGTGAAAGAGTTACTAATGAGTTTGATGTTAGAGATAAGAGTTGTACACAATCAAGATATTTCTGTAATCAAGTACCACCTGAACACTTTGAGGATGCGTTGGATGCACTAAAAAGAAGAATAGGGAAATACAAGTATCCAATCAAATCAATCGAAAAAAGAGTTATCCCTTTAACCATCAATGGTATAGATGTTACAAAGACAACACTTCCTACTGATGATGTGTTAGGACTATTTTAACTACACAATGTAAATGTTATTCTCTACATTTTATGTAGATGATAACACAAGAACATTATTTTCAAGAAAAGGTAGAGAGAAATAAACAATCAAGTTCAACTTGTGAATTAAGACTCGGTTCTGATGATACCACATTAGTTTACTACGCGGACTTCTACATTAACTACACCAGACTCGGTGATGGTAATAAATTAAGGTTTTGTCACGAATTAATAATCAATAAGGTAACAGGTGATATACAGGTAACTTATAGATTACAAAATGACCGCATAAAGAATGGTGAGGCCGTTAAATCAGTTTTAACAGTAAAAAAGAACAACTTCGATAAGTTGTGTGATTTAGTTGATAGGGGATTTTACTATGGTGAGAAAAGATTAAACTATTGGGGAGTCAAGTACAAAAGAATTACTGAGACCATCTTTACTCATATTAAAAATGAATTACTATTAAATGTAGATGATGAATTCATTAAGAACAAAACTTACGATGAGAAAACCAAAATCAATCCTTTATTTGATTTGATTGTTGATTTTCATTTACACAAAAAGGGAATTAAATTTCACGATAATGTTTATCTAAACATTATGGATGAGTACCCAAAAAAGAAATATCTTAAATTAAACGACAACAAGTTTTTACCATCAGTATTAGATTCATACGGCATTAAATCAAAGTACTTGGTGGGAGCGTTATCCTCAAACAAATATGGTAAAGTTAATATCAAATGTCTAAGTTTTCTTTGTAAATTGTTTGGTGACAACTATATTGAATACATCAAACGATTTGATTGGTGGTCAGTATGTAATGTTCAAAATACACCAAGAAAAATATTCGTATGTAAGAATGATGCGGAAAAGGAATCAGTAACAAAGGTTCTTGAGAAATGGATGTCAGATGATGATAGATTAGAAAGTCCCTTCAACGTTATTTACGATTTGTTTACCCTCAGACATTACTTAGAGGAAAGAGGATATGAATTAAAAATCAGGTTGAAGAAACCTGATGATATTGATTACTTAATAAGTGAATGGTCCTTACTTAAAAAACATTTGTCTCTTGGATATAAATTAAAATATAATATACCAGATGATGTTGTTAACGCAATTGAAGAACCGATTGTTCTTGATGATAATGTTTACATACCAAAAGTAATTTTATCTGAAGATGATTTTATTCTCGAAGGAACATTGATGAAGAACTGTATGTCCAAACAATTTTTTCACGGAGCATTATACATTTACGTTGCATTATCATATGGTAGAAAAAGAATTAATTTACAATATCGAAGAGGTTCATTCGTACAAGCATATGGAAAAGCAAATACACCGGTCAACAAAGAAATATTCGATGATGCAATGGGAATTTTATGTGAACGTTTGAAAGAATATCCATATTTGGTGTGGAAAAAAGAGAAATACGAAATCATAACTAATTGATTTATAGTTGATTATATGATATATTAAAAAAGATTTCAAAAAAATTTTCAATTTTATTTTTTTATTGTTAGATTTGTTTAACTAAACTATAACACAATGAAATACCTATCTGTCTGTAGTGGAATCGAAGCGGCAACTGTTGCTTGGTCACCACTTGGTTGGGAATGTAAAGGTGTATGTGACTTTGCAAAGTTCCCACAACAAGTTCTATCGCATCACTACCCAAACACACCTTTATTTACTGACATTACTAAACTCAACACGAATGAAACGTACAAAAAAACAAAATTCGACTTATTGGTCGGAGGAACGCCTTGTCAATCTTTTTCCGATGCAGGACTCAACAAAGGAATGGATGATATCCGTGGTCAAATCGCCCTTAGCTATGGACAAATTCTTAAAGAAAAACGACCTAAGTGGTTCATTTGGGAAAATGTCGAAGGCGTTTTTAAAAGTCAACACAAAAAAGCCTTATGTGAAATCATCTCCTCTTTTACAGGAGTTGACTTCAGACCAGAAGACATCGAAAAACAAGGGGTTGTCCAAGGGGAAAACTACTCAATCGCTTATAGGGTTTTCGACTCGCAATACTTCGGAGTTCCCCAACGACGCAAAAGAATCTATATTGTCGGATATCGTGGAAAAGACTGGAGAGTCCCATTCTCAGTATTATTTGAAGAAGGATGTTTTGAAAGCGTTGAAGAAAAGAATAAACTCAAGAGGGATGAGTACACCAAAAATATTCTCGGACAAATTAAACTCGCTGGTACGGTAACCAAATCCTATGCAAGAACATTGGTTGATGGGTTTGGTAAAGTGTCTACCGCAAACTATTGGGTGGATGATAAAGGTATCAGAACATTTACTGAAAGAGAACTAGAAAGATTACAAGGGTTTCCTGATGGTTATTTAGATTTTGAAATTAACGGGAAAAAACCAAGTTATTCTAATGTAAAAGGTGCTGTGGGTAATTCAATGACAGTTAATGTTATGTATTGGATTGGTCAAAGAATAAATTTTATTCACAATTATTTGGAATCTTCAAAATAATTTAATATATTTTTATTATGAAAGCACTTACTTACGACCAAAGAACTCTTAACAAAGTATATGCAGAGTTAAGAAACAAAAAAGAAGACCTTAAAAGACAAGCTTCAGGTTTTCGTAAAGAATCTTTAAGATATCTTAAACTTGGGGATAACGAAAATTTCCAACTATCAAGTGAAGTTTCACTTGGTCTCGGAATGGCAGTCAATGAGGTTGATGAGATAATTTATACATTGAAGAAAAGTTTTAAAAAGAAAACAAATGCAACCAAAAGAATCAAAAAGTAATTCACATTTTTGGATTAGTTTAGTCAAGAGTGTGTTAAGATTGACAGCTTGTTGGTTTTTATTTAACGAACAATTTGGCAACACTGCAATACTATTAGGATTAGCGGAGTTATTAGGGATTGTTGAAGAATTGTAAAAACAAATAGTATGATAGAATTTATTAAAAATAATCAAAAGAACATCACTATGGGTGGTGCAATTGCTTTATTGGTTATCTGCTTCTTCCAACAAAAAGAATTAGCCAAATTAAGAGCTGAGAAAAATGTTAACATTGTTAAAGAAGTGGATTTAAAGAAAGCGGATTCATTAAAATCCATTTTGATAGAAACTAAAAAATAATAGTATGCCAGAATTTACAACCGAAATTGACATCGACCCGAGTGAATTTGTTGACTCTTGTAGTAAAAGAGAACTTACAAGATTAGTAGAAATCTTAGAAGAGGATGGACACATTGAACCACCCCAATCGAGTAAACAAAAAGGTACGGGTGTTCGCAGACCAAACATTAACGACCAACGTTTTTGGGATAGTCTTGATAAGTTAGCTAAGTGTAGAGACCTTCTTACAGTTACTGAAGAACAATTTATTAATAACTTGGCAGATAGATTCAAATACTTGCGTTAATGTTATCGATTGAAAAGAAAAGACTTCTTATCAATTTAAACGAAGAAAAACTTTTTAATCTTCTTAAAACTAAGTTGATTCCTGATTTGGAAAAGACTGACCAGTATAATCCGACGGATGCATTTAGTACTCTTAGAAAAAAAGTCTATGAGTTAAAGTGTAGACGAGCGGATTATTCTGATTTATTGATAGAAAAAATAAAATGGGATTCTCTTATTCAAAAGGGGTCTGTATATTATATTAACTCAACACCACAAGGTATTTTTTCATTTAATCTAAAAAAGATTGAAGAACCTGAATGGGTTATTGGTATGATGCCAAAAACAACTGAATTTGAGAATACTAATAAGATACCCAAAGTCGTGGGGTATCTTGACATATATAAGGACGGTAACGACATTACAAATTTACTTATATAATGAAGATTAAACATCCTTTAGTTAAAGGGAAAGTTAAAGAAATTAAACCAAAAATTTATTGCGTATTAGTCGATGACGACTATGACAGAGCAATGTTATTTTGCCGTTATCAAGAATTTTATGAATCTCCATACAAAGAGTTTAGAGGTAAAAAATTCAGTTGGATGGAGTATATGAGATTTTATAAAAGTGCTTGGAAGAAGAGGGTGTTCACATATCCTGAAGATTGGTCAGGTTATAACATCCCAAGTAATGTGGTGGAAAAGGGAATAGACACTTTTTATAAAGAAACCGAATACGACCATATTATGAACGACATTTATTTTTATTGTGCGAATGACTCGATGGAAAAGAATAGTGGGACAAGATGTAATTGGTATCTAATTGGTGCTAGTAGTAAAGACCTGAAAACTTTGGACCACGAAATCGCACACGGATTATATTACACTAATAAAGAATATAAGAAGGAAGTTGAAAAACTTATCAATAAGATAAAACCATCACATTACGAAAAGTTAAAAAAGAAATTAACGAAGATGGGATATGTGGATGACAAGAAAATTATTGATGATGAGATTAATGCATTTATGTCAACCGGTTTATATAATGGATTGGACACCAAAGAACTAAAAAAATACGAAAAAGAATTTATTAGAAATTTTAAAAAATTCTTATAAAAATACAAATTTCGTTATATATATGTAATGTAAAAAGACATATATGATTGAAAAGTTTGAACCCTACCACCAACATCTTTTAATGAAGATTTGGATTAAGAATCCCCCTAAAGAGGTAGAAGTTTTAAATAAATGGTTTGTTGACTTAGTTCACAAAGTTAAGATGGAGGTTGTTGGGGGACCAACAAGTGTTTATGTAGATTATCCTGGTAATGAAGGTTTAACAGGTACAGTAACTTTAGCAACATCACATTCATCAATACACATTTGGGACCACCACCAACCGGCAATGGCTCAATTTGACATTTACAGTTGTAAATGTTTCACATTACAAGACGTTATGGAACAGTTTGAACCTTGGGGAATCGTTGAAGCGGAGTGGGTTATGATTGATAGAAATAACTCACCAGCTATTATATCTGAAGGTAAATGGACACCTCAACCCGAACATATTGATTAATAGTTTCTTTTTTTTTAGAAATTATTAGTATATTTGAACTATTAATTAAAAATACTATGAAAGTTATTTTTTTAGACCACGACGGTGTTATATGTTTAGCAACCGAGTGGGGAGGTAGAGTTAAAAAACAACAAAAGGCAAAACGTAAGTTGAGTCAATCGGTATTATCTTTACCTGTTGATGTGAGATTTGATAATTTTAATAAGAAAGCCATTGAAGTATTAAATGAAATACTTGAAGAGACAGGTGCGGAAATTGTTGTATCATCTGATTGGAAGAAATGGGCTGATGTTGATGAAATGGGTGAGTATTATGAATCACAAGGAATCATAAAGAAACCAATAGCATTCACAAAGAGGGTATCCGATTGTACTTACTATAACGAACACACATTCGTGTGGTCACCGAGATGGATGTTAGAGCAGGAACGTTCAATTGAAATTACACAATATCTACACGACCATCCTGAGATTACTCACTGGGTTGCGATTGATGACTTGAATATGGGAATCCCTCAAGTTCACGAATCGTGGGGAGATATGGAAATGGATTGGGGATTATCCAATTTTGTTCTAACACCTAAGCGTATGGAAGGTATTAAACAATCAGGTATTAAAGAGAAAATTTTAAACTACTTAACAGAAAACAAATGATGGAAAGTTATTTAATTGGAATTGGTTGCAGTTTTGGATTAGCAGCAATCATCTCATTTTTTTGGGTAAGAGGTATTGACCATATGCAAAAGAACCATCCCGATTATAAAGGAGAGGATTTCCTAAATTGGGACATTAAAAAACCCGAAAAAACTAACCAACAACATAAGAGAAATATGGATTCTCATTATGGGTATTAATTGTAATGTTTACATATTTATATTATTATGAAAAGAACATTACTTGAGGAGATTACAAGAATACATACATTAACTTACGGAGTATTATCGGAAGATTTATTGGGTAAGGTAATGGAAGTAGCTTCAACTACAGGTACAACTGAAAATGGTGCAGACCCAAAGAAAGCAGATACGGTAAAGGATGACCTAGCTAACTTTTATGAAACTTTAGAAAAGGCAGCAGCTGGAGAAGGAATAACTCAACAAGAAAAAGGTTCAATATCATTTAAAAATGAGGTTGAATCAATGCAAATCGGTTTAAAATTATTAGGATACGAATTACCAAATTATGGTATTGACGGTTTATTTGGTCCTGAAACTGCGGCGGCAGTTCAAAAGTTTACAAATGATTATGTAACATCAGGTAGCACCAATACTCAATCAGGTAAAACAGTAAACGAAGCTGTAAACTTAACAAGTGCGGGTGGTGGTTCTTTGATTGGTTATCCTGGTCAAGGTACTCATAGTGCTGAAGGGTGGCCAAGTCATAATGCTTGGGATGTTGCAGCACCTGCGGGTACTGATGTTTATTCCATAACAAATGGAACCGTTACGGGATTCGTTAAAGGTAGTGGTGGACTTAAAAAGGTAGGTGTTAAAAAAATATACGGTGACCAAGTAAAAGTACAAAGTTCTGATGGTAAACCAGATGTTTTCTACACACACATTGAAAGTAATGTAAAAAAAGGAGACCAAGTAAAAGAGGGTGATGTTATTGGTAAGATTATGACATTACCAGGTATGGCTTCTCACGTTCACGTAGGTTTATCAAGTGGTAACTTAGCAGACTATGTAAATGGATTAACAAAGGCAACCGGAGGTTCAACTGCAGCATCGGGTGGTGGAAGTTCATTGAATATGGTTAAAGCTTCGAGAGAGATGTTACTTAAAATGATTGAACTTCTTAAACTTAAAAATGTTACAAAAGAAGATATTGCAAAATTAAGTAATGCATCTATGAAAGGATTGAAAGGTGCGGTTGACTTAAAAGGTGTTGCGGCAACTGATTTTGAAAAAATGGCTAACATCGTAATCGATAATTTGGAGGGTGGTTATTATCATCCTGATATGTTAGCTGACGGTAGAATCAAAGATTCAAGATACGGAGCATCGGGTGAGACTATGATGGGTATGGATAGAAAAACGGGTGGTTGGGAAACACAAGGTCCTGACGCTAGAGAGTTTTGGAGACTAATTGATGAAGCGGGTGCAAGAACTAATTGGAAATATGGATATATGGGTGGTCCTTTAGAATCAAAACTTAGAGAGTTGGTTCCTAAAATGATGAAACCATTATTCCAAAAATATATGGGAAGTTATATGTCCGAACCAGCAAGAGCAATTGTAATGAGTGACGCAGGACTTACGTTTAATTTCGTATATGCTGTTTGGAATGGACCGGGTTGGTTCCAAAGATTTGCAAGGGTTATGAATGAAAAAGTGGCTTCGGGAATAACTGACCCTAAAGAACTTTTAAATATTGCAGTTGAAACAAGAAAGAATTGGAGCTCTTCCAATAAAGCATCTAACAGTCTAATTGCACAAGGAGGTAGAAAGATTGAGAAGATTGTTAGCAGTATGGCTTAATTATTTCTTAAAATTTTTCAATATCGTTTTGGATTTATCAAATATATTCTTATATTTGACTTATGAACAACTTCGATTTAAGACATATAGGACAAGGTGACCACATTGGTGTGACCACGTCAAAACCTGTCGAATTAAGAAACGCATTACTTTTGACAGACGATACTGAAGACATAACGTTGGATGTTAAAATAACCGCTGATTTTAGTACCATACCTGAAAAGTACCACGAGGTTTTTTTAAATATGATGACCTCAAAATACTATGGTAAGGTGTCATTCGGTGATAACCCATTCTCACAATGTTTACCACCTAAAGAGAAAAAATGGTGGCAATTTTGGAAAATTAAATAACTATGAAATTAGAAACTAAATTAAGAGGTGTTATTGTACTATTAGTATTAATCCTATTGTGGATGACGGTTATGTGGAATAACGACATATCAACCATTCAAGTACAAAAAACCACAATAGATAACCTCAACAACACAAAAGACAGTCTTTATGATGAGAATTTCATTAAATCTGTTGAGTTGGGTAGACACGAATTAACCAGAGACTTTTTTTTCGAAAAACACAAAAACCTTCAACTCGAATACGAGAATTATCTTAATCACGAAACCGAATAACTATGTTTTTCTACATTGGAATTGGTATGATTGTAGTAGGTCTATGGACGGCTTTTGAAATCTACAGAGCCCCTATGATGGATGAAAAAACCGGAAGAATCCTAAAACCGGGTAAAAAACTATCAGACCTATTCAAGAAAAAGAAATAAAGTTCCTATAGCTTTACTAATATAAAGAATTAAAGTACGTTTTGGTATATTTATAGAATAAAACCAAAACATAATGGAATTTTTAACTAAAGAATTTATATCTAAACTTATACTTGAAGAAGTTCAAAGTTATGAGTTATCGGAAATGGCCCTCAATGCAATGTGGGCACCCTCTGAATTACCTCAACAAATGACATTTAACGTGGATTCCATAAGAGGAATTCCCGTAAATGCTATTGATTCAAAGACAGGTGAACAATTAGAGCCAGGTACTATTAAATCTCATACGGTGAGAACCGGTCCATTAGAACACAGATTAGTACCATTCCTTAATTTGGAAAATGGAAAACGAGAAACAAGATATGTTGAGATTGATGGAAATGATAATGTAATTAATACATTTAAATTCCCGCCAAGAACACCTAAGTATGGTACAAGTTACGAAGGTCCTGTAGATACTGAAGTAAAAGTGGATAGAAGAATTGATAAATTAGCCGCAAGACAAAAGAAATTCGGTTGGAATAAAGAAGATGAGGAACAAAGAGCCAAAGTAAGAGAAAGACTTGGATTAAGTAAAAACGATTCTATGGCTAAAAGAACACTTGTTAATCCATTAATAAATGCGTTCTTTAATCAAAAAAGTATAATAACACATTTAGATAAATGTGGAATTCCTGAATTAAAGGGAGAATCAACTTTTACCGAACCAACTTCAAACATTAATATTTTATCTCCATACAGAGATAAAGAATCTAAGTTTTGTGGACCCGAAATATATTTCAACTACCATACTGTTAGAGATGATAACGATATTCAAGACGCAATTGAAAAAATCCTTGATTTTAGAATGTCATTAGAGACTGGTGCAAAACCAAAAGGTAAAAGACCAGACCCGAGTAAAATGGTTAGAAATTATGCTGGTCAAGTTTACTCAGGCGGAAAGTGGGACCCACAACAAAGAGCATATGATAAATCACAATTTGAATTAACCCCAATTTTAAAATTATATAAACAAGCGGTTCAAAAAGGTGAAAAAGCTTTTAATGTTATTTCTGACTTAACCGTTATTGGAAACGTTACAGGTGATGTTTATAAATTAAATGCAATATTCACTGCAACAAATTCGGTTAGAACAGTCCAACAAACATTTGCATCTAAAAGAGGAAATTTATTTGACCCAATTAGAGCGAGTGTAACATATCCACTTGGTGATATGGACTCAAATTCAATGAATTGTGTTCAGAATTTGGACATATTTAAACAATTATATTTAGAATTATTCCAAGAGCTAACTTCGAAAATTTTAGAGGTTAACCCTGATAGTGTCCTTGAGAAATTATTATTTGAACCAAATGAGGTTACAAACGTTGATTAAAATAATATAATAAAAAAAATACATATAAAATGTCAAAGAAAATAGCAATTACCGAATCACAACTTAAAAATGTAGTAAAATTAGTTGAAGACTATACTTGGGATGAAATGTTGAAAAACTACCAATCTAATAAAGAAAGTGAGGTTTCGATGTCTCGTGATGATGCATCTTTACTAACCAATTTAGCAATTAGATGGTGTGAAGGAAAGGACAATCTACCTGATTGTAAACACGTTATGAAACTACACTCCAAACATCAATTATTTATGTAAAAAATTAACCTCACAAATGTGAGGTTTTTTTTTGTTATTCAAGAATATATTTTATATTTGTATTTTAATTGAATATTATGAAAAATACAAGTAAACTCCTCAAATTACTCTTAGTGATGGCATCACCCGGATTGTTCATCATTTTTTACCCGAAAATCAATATGGATTTTGGATTGTTGATTTTTTTTGTTATATTTTTTACATCTGTTATTCACACCTTTAATTTCATAAAAAATGATTTACGTATCAATTGATATTGAGACATCCGGTCTTGACCACGAGAAACACAAAGTATTATCCATCGGTGCAATCATCGAAGATACTGAAAAGAAGTTACCATATGAAGAATGTCCCAAGTTCAATGCAATAGTCCTTCAAAACGAAATCACAGGTTCACCAAGAGCAATCACGATGAACAAAGAAATCATTGCAATGATTGGTGAATATCTTGAAGGGACTAATGAGACTAGACATTTAATGAACACACATTCTGATTATAGTTTTTATGAGAAAGAAGATGTGATTAAAGAATTTTATTACTTCTTAGATAAGAATGGATTTGGCCACGGACTAACCAACAGTGGTGGTTATGCCGAAGTTGTTGATGGTGTAACCAGACCAATGATTAATGGTGGTACCAAACCAATCACATTAAATGTTGCGGGTAAAAACTTTGGAACGTTTGATAAACTATTTTTACAAGAACTTCCTTGGTGGCAAAAGTTAATTCGTACTCGTCAAAGAGTTTTGGACCCGGCAATCTTAATGGTCGATTGGGTAAACGATAAGTCATTACCAAACTTAACAGTTTGTAAAGAACGTGCGGGTGTTAAAGGTATTGTTACACATAATGCATTGGAAGATGCGTGGGATGTTATTGAAGTATTGAGAAGATGGTATTAAAAAGGTATTGGTATGGGGATGGTGTTAGTGTTCTTGCTCCTTTAAAGAGTGGGACAAGATGGCTCTATGACTATACTAAACCATTAGCATTTTCAAAGTACGATTCGCATTATGATTTAACAAAAAATTACACGGGAAACGAGAAAACAAATTACTTTGTTTATCGACAACCGGAGGAACATTTCATAACGGCATTCCACACTGAAGTCTTAACGTATTGTAGAGAACGTACTCTCGACGAATTAGATTTAAAACCAGTTATAAAACTGTTTAAAATAAATGACGCAGAACATTGGTCAACAAATCTGTGGAGTACTTTATTAAAAGAAATTACTCAAAGCAAAATAAAGTTTGAGTTTATAAATCTAAAAAATCTATCTACATTATTCGATGGGAAATTCCCACATAATAAAAAAGAATATGATTTTGAATACAACAGAATTTATTTAACAAAAAAAGAATTGTTGGATAAATTAAAAAAGGAATATCCAAACGATTGGATGTTCTTTAATGATGTGATAAAGAAAGAAACAAGTACAATGAATAAAGTAATTTACCAATCAAAAAAAATGAATTATGGGTTGTGATATTCACGGATTTATTGAGTATCGTAGTAAGGACGATAAAAGAGATGAACCACAATGGAATGCGGTATCGGAAGAACTTAGTTTAGGTAGAAACTATAACCTATTTGGTTATTTAACCGATGGTGCTGTTAGATACGAACCTGAATTAGAATTTGGTGTGAGACCAAAAGGACTACCAAAAGGTAACCTAAGTTTCGAAGTTAGGGAAGCTAATGGGGATGATGAATATAACCATTCACACTCTTGGTTATCATTAAATGAATATGAAATGTTAATTGAGGAGATGTTAAAGAATGAAGATGAGGATGTGTTTGTTGGTACTGATTATCATCTTGTATTAGATATAATGAAATCATTGGATAATCGTGGTATGGTTCCTCGATTTGTCTTTTGGTTCGATAGTTAAAATTATTATATGTCATATATTATTGGAAAAAAATGTATTAATTGTTTGGACACCAGTTGTGTATCTGTGTGCCCTGTGGATGCAATCAATGGACCAATTCATATTGATAGAATTGCTTCTGAGATTTCTACAATGTCGAAGGAGGAATTATTCGGTAAACAACTATACATAAACCCCGATACCTGTATTGATTGTGGTGCTTGTGAACCGGAATGTCCTGTTGATGCAATATTCCCAACAGAAGAAGTTGCAGTTTCAATGGGGGACAAAGAATCGGTAATTACCAATTACGGATTTTATGGGATGACATATAAAAAATTCGAACAATAATTTGGAAATTCCAAAATTATTTAATATATTTTAATAAAACTTACTAACTATGAAAGACACTTTTAAAAAAGTTTTCTCTAAGAAAACATCTTCACCAATCTTTGTTGGTTTCGGAACGTTCGCAATTTTTACATTCATTGTATTTCCAGGACTAACGGCATCAAGTACAATTCTCAATATCTTATCGGGAGTACTTGGTTTGTTTAGTTTAATGTTTGTTTACTACTACATTAATATGGATAAGTTTGTTGATGGTTTAATGAATATTGAACCCGGAGAAACCGAACTTGATTACATCAATCCTGACGAATTGAAACCAAAGAAAAAAAGAAACTCAAAACAATTCGATGGCGTTAAGACCGATGAACCTTTCGTGAAAACCAGAAAGAAAAACAAACCTGAGTTTCCAATGAAACCTCATCACTCAACAATAAATAAAACAAAATAATATGGCATCATTTAGTAGATACGATAATCAGTACGATAGATACGGAAATCGTAGAACAAAAGAAGAGCTCGACCGAATGGAGAGCGAATTTAATCAACAACAACAACAAAAAAGAAAACAAATTATGAGAAACATTTTAATCGGAGTAGGATTATTTTTTACATTAACTTTTTTATTTTTCTCGTGTGAGAGAATTGACGCAGGACACGTTGGTGTCAAAGTGAATCAGTATGGTGATAACAAAGGTGTTGATGATGTGGTGGCAGTTACAGGTATGGTGTTTTACAACCCATTCACAACTACAGTTTATGAGTTCCCAACATTCATTCAACACAAAGAATATAAGGGTGAAAATTCATTTGTTGTAAACAGTAAAGACGGTTCAGAGTTCAGTGTGTCACCTATTATGAACTACTCAGTTCAAAGAGATAAAGTACCGACAATTTTTAGTAAGTATCGTAGACCATTGGAGGATATCGAAGAAGGATTTTTAAAGACTGCGGTATATGACGCGTTCAGACTTGCAACTAACAAATATACTGCTGATGAGTTGATTAGTAACAGAGCGGTATTTGAAATTGAAGTTCGTAGATTATTAGATGGGCAATTATTAAAAGAGGGATTCGTAATTAATCAATTCACTTCTAATTTGATTTATCCTGAAACATTTAAGAAATCAATCGAAGCTAAGAACAACGCAGTCCAAGCAGCGTTAAGGGCAGAGAATGAAGTTAAAACTGCGGAAGCACAGGCAAAGATTAAAGTAGCAACTGCTGAGGGTAATGCTCAAGCTATGTTAACATCCGCAAAGGCTGAGGCGGAATCAAATAGAATGAAACAACAAACATTAACCCCATTATTATTACAATTAGAGTACATTAATAAGTGGGATGGTAAGTTACCGGTATATGGAACAGTACCTCAAATGTTTAAAAATATCCAATAATGAAATTTATTAAGACAGACATCGAAGGGTGTTTTCTTATCACATACGAATCGTTTCACGACGATAGAGGATTCTTCTCAGTACCGTACAATAAAGAAGACTTTAATCGAAATGTGGGATATGATGTTGAGTTCGTTCAGGATAATATGTCATATTCCCATTATGGGACCATTAGAGGACTTCATTTTCAAAAGGGGGAGTATGAACAGGCCAAGTTAGTAACGTGTACACAAGGACGTGTTTTGGACGTTGTGGTGGATATTAGAAAGGACTCCCCAACCTATGGTGAGGTTGTTAAGGTGGAGTTGGGATGGTCTTTGAATAGACAACTCTTCGTTCCAAGGGGATGTGCTCACGGATTCTCAGTATTGAGTACTAACGCAATCTTTCAATACAAGGTTGATAATCAATACAATAAGGAGTCTGAAGGTGGAATTGTTTACAATGACGAAACCTTAAAAATAGATTGGAAAATACCAGAAAATCAAAAAAGAATATCAGATAAGGATTTAGAATTACCAAGTTTTATATCTTTGTAGGGTATTTATAAAAATGTACAATATGGAAGATAAAGAATATGTTGGTGATTTAATCTTACTACGAGGGGTACCTGGTTCAGGTAAAACTACGGTTGGTGAGGTTATTTTGAGATGTGTGAGAGGTGATAATCCCGATGTTTTATCTGCGGATAACTTCTTTATGTCTGATAAAGGAATTTACAATTTCGATGGTTCAAAATTGAAAGAGGCACATAATGATTGTCTTTTGAAATGTGCTGAGAGAATGAAGAATGAGTTCAGTAGAATCGTTGTTGCAAATACATTTACCGAGGAGTGGGAAATGGAGAAGTACTTTGAAATTGCGGAAAGATACAAATATCGTGTCCATACTCTTGTTGTGGAGAATCGTCACGGAAGTAGTAATGTACACGGGGTACCAGATGAAAAGGTCGAACAAATGAGAGACCGATTCAATGTTAAATTATAATTCAATCCCCGATTTTTCGGGGATTTTTTTTGATATTTTGTAATATCAATAATAATATGTATTTTTACGTAAAAGAACTTACTAACAATGGGAACAAATTATTATCGAATTCCAACGGTGGAAGAGATGGAAAACAAAAAGACCAAACTAATTCGTGGTGTCACCAATTTAGATATATCACCATCTAACATTGAATGTGGATTTAGAGTCCCAATTGACGACCAATGGGGTTCAGAATCACCTTGGGATACATTTATTGACGGCACTAACATTCATTTAGGTAAACGAAGTGGTGGTTGGAAATTCTGTTGGAATTTTCACGATAACAAATACTACTCCAATAAAGAAGAATTACTTAAATTCATTCGAGATGGTCGTGTTGTTGATGAATATGGAGAAGAGTTAGATGTGAATGAATTTATTGTGATGGCTCTTAATTGGGGAGAACCTGATGGTTTGGTTGTTAATAAAGAGTATCGTAAACAAGAAAGACTAAAAGGTCACGGGTCATTTTGGACTGATAGTGAAAAATATGACGATTTAATAATCGATGGACTTCGAGTAAGTTCATCAACTGATTTTTGTTAAATAAATTTTATCAAATGAGTAATGAATTAATTTTTGTATTATCATTTTTTTGGATGATATCCGCAACATATGTGATGGTCTATCACAGTAAACGTTGGAGATTAACTTGGGAGATAATAATGGGTGCAATAATATTAGGTCCAATATTGGCCTTATTAATTGGAGATGACGAGGAAAAAATCATAAAAGAAAAACGAAAGAAAGAAAGTGAATCTAATGATAGACACAAGAAATGGTTTCAAACATTAGGATTAATTAATAAAAATGCAATTCCAAATTATTGGAAATCCATTCCACCTCCACCACCAATATCACGAATTGCTCAAGCACAATCAGAAAGAGAAGTTGCGATTAGGTCAGCAATAGAAAGGATAGAACCACCAAACAGAAGACCTAAAAATAAAGAATTTAAATTTTTCAGAGGATGATAAAGATAGATAATAATGTGAAAGTTTGGATAACATCTGACACACATTACAATCATAGTAATATATGTCGCGGAACTACCAAATGGAGAATGCCTGATGGTTCGATACCGATAGCACAAACAAGAGATTTTGAAACTATCGATAAAATGAATTCCTCAATTGTAAACAACATCAATGAATTGGTAGGTCAAGATGATGTATTAATACATTTGGGTGATTGGTCGTTTGGTGGGTTTGAACAAATAGAAGAATTTTACAATAGATTAATCTGTAAGAATATTCATTTAGTTTTGGGTAATCACGACCACCACATCGATAGAAATCGAGACGATATCCGTAATAAATTTCTAAGTGTTAATTGGTTTGAACAATTCTCATACCAAGGTGAAACAATAGAAATGTGCCACTATCCAATATCATCGTGGAATGGACTTCGTAAAGGACGTGTTCATCTTCACGGACATTGTCATTTACCTAACCATAAAAAGTATAGTAATGGACGTAGAATGGATGTTGGTATGGATGGTAACCTTGAGTTCGCACCATACGATTTGAAGAAGGTATTGAACGATATGAAGAAAAGAGAGATAGGTTCAGAACTTGGTGCCGATGACCATCACGTAGATGATATGTTAAACGTTGACAGATGAAATTAGAGACATTAGAAAAATATCACAAAGACGGGTTGTTACATAAACAGACTCACCCAACTCTCGATTTAACTATTTGGAATTATGGTCCAAGAGTTCAATACGAAAAGTTGTGGGACGATGTTACAATCCAATGTCGTGGATTGGTCACCAATTCAAAAGGTGATATTGTTGCACGACCCTTTAAGAAATTCTTCAACTACGAAGAACATAAACCAGAAGATTTACCAAATGAAACTTTTGAGGTTTATGAAAAGATGGATGGTTCATTAGGTATTCTTTTCTATTACGAATATGAATTGAGTGACGAGAAAAGATATAACATATGGTTTAATAACAATTATGAAACAGGTATGGAAAGGTTCTTTGACCCAAACAACTTACCTGATTTTGATAACCCATATTATGAACCAACACCAAAAACAAAAGGTGAGTGGATAATGGCAACTCGTGGTTCATTCACATCATCACAATCTATTAAAGGAAAAGAACTTTTAGATAGATATGATTTCGAGAGACTACATAAGGGTTACACATATTTGTTTGAGATAATTTACAAAGAGAATAGAATAGTATGTGAATATGATTATGAAGATATTGTTTTGTTAGGAATGATTGAAACAAAATCAGGTAATGAAGTTGATATTCGTAACAGCAATGAAGATATTCGTTTCCAAAATATGATTTCCAATATCGGATTCCGTGTTGTTATGTTATATAAAACTTGGGGAGAAGGTTATGATTTGTTGAAGGAGGAAATATCAAATGATAGAGAGGGATATGTTGTTCGTTTCAAGAATGGTTTTCGTATGAAAATCAAAGGAGAGGAATACAAGCGACTTCACAGAATTTTAACCAATGTATCCAATCGTGACATATGGGAATATCTAAGAGCTGGTAAACCACTTGATGAAATATTAGATAAAGTACCGGACGAATTCTATGATTGGGTAAAGAGTGAAGAAAATAAATTTACACAAATGTTTAATATCACAAAAACAATGGCGGAGTTAACATTTATGAAATTTATAAAACCTGAAATGTCTAGAAAGGAGTCTGCCCTAATTATAAAAGAACAAAAATTAGATTTACAGTCACTCCTATTTAGGATGTTAGATAATAAAGATTACACGGATTTGATTTGGAAAAATCTTTATCCAAAATATTCAAAACCATTTAAAAAAGATGAATAAAAATAAAATTTACTTATATCTTGACGATGTAAGAACACCAACAGAAGGTGATTGGAAAGTAGTAAGAAACTATGATGAGTTTGTTACCCAAATAAGACTTAATGGTTTGGAAAACTATGAAGTTATATCATTGGACCACGACTTAGGTGAACTCTCAATGGTTGAATACTATACAAACGTAAAAAATAACTACACATTAAACTATGATAATATAGTTAATGAGAAAACAGGTTATGATTGTTGTAAGTGGTTAGTTGCTGAGAGTATGAATAAAAACATACCCTTACCACAGATATACATCCACTCAGCAAACCCAATTGGTTCCGCAAATATGATGGGGTACATCAACAATTATTTTATGAATAGTAGATTACCTCAAACGTGTGTGAGAGTTCAAATCCCACATACAATTGATGAGACGCATATGTTATCACCTGAAGCAAGAAAAGCTAAATGGGACAGAACAAATAACCTCAAATAATTTGTTATTACAAAATAAAACCCCTATATTTTTATTAAAAACTTTTTAAAAATGTCAAAGATAAAAGAACTTAAAACCGACACACAAAATGTCTTAAATTTAATAGATGTTTTAGAGT